ATGTGGCATCCAATGTGCCGATAGAGGGTGTTACATGTCTCAAATATCTTCTCATTATACATCTAAGAAAAAAAATAGCCGGCCTGGAGAAAAGTGTCTCGAGGATAATTGTGTCCAGGTGGTCCCTCCCGCGGGGGGTTGCGAAATGAGCCGGTACAATAAGCAATATCCTCGAGGCGCAATATCCTCGAGGATATGGTTTAAGGTTTGTGATGACGTGGCGTATAGGGACTTAAATCTTAAACCGGTTTAAGGTTGTGCCGGGGCGTTTTCGATAATACCCTCGCAATGTTGGGGGGGTTGCAAAATGAGCCGGTCCCGCCGAAGGCGTGGGGGTCCGGGGGCAAAGCCCCCATGTAGAACACATCTTCAATATTGATATGCATATTAATATTCAATGTTGACTTGACTCATCCCCTCGTAATCTGTGGGACGGTCTGGGTACATATCATAAAAACTTATCTCGTCTTCATAGTCGCAGTAGTCATAGTAAAACTTGTGGTTACGCCATGCTTGCTGAATCAAAAAAGCAGCTTGGTCAGGTGTCATTGTTTTTGAATATTGATATGCATATGCATATGCATGTTCACCATCTCATCACATGTTTTGTTGGGGTTGAATATCAAGTGAATATTGATCCTGAATTTTCAATTTGAAATTTGTTGTTACATATTCACCTCAATATTGAATATCTATATTCACATGCATATGTGTCTAAAAAATTTTTTTCCAACTCTTGTAGTGTTCTATTACATGTGTGTTACGTATATGCACAGTGGCTTATGCACAGTGTGAGTGAATGTGCGTGTCTACGAATTTCTAATCCGGGCTGGAAAAATTACATATTGGTGGGTATATGCACTATCGATTTGTGTTTTGAGAATTTTTAATCCGGGCTGGGATTTTTTGATATTGCATATAACATCTCATATTGTTTTGCGTTTTGAGAATTTTTGATCCGGGCTGGAAAAATTTCATATGTCATATACTATCACATATCTGAATTAGTTTTGGAGTTTGAGAATTTTTGATCCGGGCTAGGATTTTTTGATATTGCATATATTATCACATATCTGTTTTTCAATCGATATCCATGTTGTCGTTGAACAACTTGTTCTCGAACTCAACGACAACATGGATGATCTCTCGCAGTTGTGCAATCTCGTACATCAGTGTAGGGTCATGCATGCCCATCGTCAATGCCATGCGAGCCTGACGAATCTTGTTAGCCTGCATGTCACACAACTCGGTACGAGTCAGCATGTTGGTTGTCTGGTGGGTTGTCAACGCTGTGGGGATCGTGACGTTCACGTGACATGTTTTTTTTTGAGGTTCTATACGTGTCAGTTTTTCAGTGGGAAATTTATATTCAAAACAGATGTGATAGCACATCTGCATATTTCTCCGTTAATGCCCTGTAATCTGAATCATCACGCCACTTACTCCAACACAACTCGGCACGGTCTAGAATCTCCTTCAACTCAGAATCGTGTGTTGCAGTATAAAGACGACGGGCATCCAAGAGTGCACGTTCCATATCCATGTTTTTAGATGGTTTCAGTGTATTCGCGTTTGTTTTGCTGTGCTCATCACACTTTTTTTTTATTCAAATCGCTTGGTATATGTTCTTCCCGTTATCAGCAGTTCCTATGATCTTGAGACGACCGTCGCGGACGAGTTTCGCCCAGAACTCATCGCTCTGATGAGCCTCATATTGTTCCATGCGGTTGCCGACATGTCGACTTGCACGCGCAATGACTGCACGCATCACATCATCAACGTTATCATTCAGACCAAGCCCAACTTCGATGCCAATCCTGAACGTTTCTAGAAATTCGTCCCATAGCTTTTGGGGCACTTCATATGGCTTCTGAGTCATGTGAAATGTGTCGACAACAATCTGATCGAGGACTGAATAATCAATCGTACTGCACGTACTCGTGTGCGTCTTCACGGCATATCCGATATCGCGAGAGATGCCGTGAAACGTCGAATCGAGCATTTCTATAAACATATGGTTTGTATCAATACGACGTTTCTTTTACCCGTCACACTACACTTTTTTTGTTTCACTTTGCAATTGTCACGTCTGTTACACGTGTAATACGTCTGAACCCAGTCCACGTTATTCTCTTCACGGCACGTTGCCGAATGAGATATTTTGTTCCAAGATTGACCATGATTTCGTACTCACCATTAACGTCCCATTGATTCATTCCAGCGACGAGTAGAACAGGCGTTCCAGGCAAAACTGTAATTCTCTGCATTGTTCCACCTTCATATAAAAGTGCGTGTTTGAGGTCATATGCAGCCGAGCAGAATGATTCGAGTTTGTGCCAGTGGCCAACCGTGCTCCGGAAAATATCAAATGCCGCACCTCGATAAAGAATCATCTTCTTGCGTGATTTGGGAGCACCTGCAATAATTCGTTTGAGGTCGTCACGGTACATTTCGAGTGCCCGTTTCATTATAGATTGTGGTATATTTGAGGTGTTGGATTTATAAATGTCATAACGGACTGATTCACTCGATGATCTTTGGAATTGATCAACCCAATAATATCCAGCAGATCTGAACGTTCCATCCAAAATCAATTTCCGAATCTGTGGCCACAGAGGTACCATATGCTTTCCGTCCGTTCCTGGAATATATCTTGGTACAGTACCGCGGTACAGAAACGGTCCAATCCACGAATGAGACCTATTTGTATGTGCCTGTGCAGTCCAGAAGTCATAGTCGCTCAGGTTCTTTACATATGCATCTTGTCGCTTGAACCAATCAAGGTCGATGTCGCTTGCACGTGTAGCAACCAACGTCCCGTCATCGGTTACAGGGGAATTGTACACTTTTATTGTTGCTTTACGGATAGTACATGCTTTGCGTGGAACGCTCGCTGGTTCATGGCAAAAAGGAACCGTCAACGTCGCTGACCTGATGGGTGCTCTATTTGCAGCAAGACGCGCACGTACGCGTGCAACTGCATTCCTGAGTCGTTTTTCAACATTTGCGCGTCGTTTTGGCATGGCGGCGAGTTTTGCTGCGCGCATGGCGTTCAGACGTGCACGAATCGCAGCCAGACGCACGTTGCGTTCGGCCGTCGTGACACGTGGAGAGGCTGACACGGGGACTCCTGTAGCAGGTGCAGTCACGCCAACACGCCTTTCGAGTGAGGCAAAGTTTGCCGCCGACAGAGTGCCTCTCATTCTTGCCACATGACGTGCACGCCCGGCTGCTGTCTTGAGCTTGTTCATATGAGCGATCGCAGCTCGTAGGGCGGTCGACGTTGTCGGTGGAGTGGCGACACGGGGTGCTGCCGCTATGGTTTTTTTGTAATTCCTGAGCGAGATTTTCGTCCCATTGGCCTTGTTGATCATTGAACCGAGTACCATATGTGAAGGTATACGGCTACCTGCCCGTGGAATGGTGTAATACGTATCGACACCGTTCTTTTTATAAACAGGATCGCCGTACGCAGTCGCGTTTCTCATCCGAGTAAACTTCATCCCTTTGTGTGTGAACGTGTTCGATGGACTTGCAGCACTCGGTGGTGCTGCGACTGTAGCCCTTTTGAAAGTGCTAATCTTTGCACCTGATGGTCCGATAACATAAAGACCACCTCTCGGCCCCTTGAGAATAGCGCGGCCTTTGATATTCTTATCCCCAGTATTCATATTTATAAGAATGGAAAAAAATCTCGAAATACATAAATGAACTCTTATACGAACACGCTGTTGAAGATTAATAAACTGAGACGGCGTATCGAAAGTGCCAGGTTTGCAAGAAATGCAGCCAATAATAACAATCAACGTCGGATTATGAATAACCATTATCGGGCCCTAATCAGAACTATTCACCCACTCGAAGAGCAAGCTATGATTCTTGCTCCACCAGGGGCTGTAAACAGACTCAAAAGACTTAAGCACGTCATTGCTGTACAGCGTACTGCTAGAAAAACTATACAGAAAAGACGGGAAAATGCAGTGATGAGAGCGTCGGCCCGTCGGTCATTCATAGTTGGTGCTCATCATGCATTTACACCAGCCCAGATTTCGCGTTTTATAACCCCTCTTCGTCGTCGTACAGGCACAGTCTCAAAACCGAGTCACGCGACTCGTGCAGTCACTGCACTTACACGTCACTTGAACAGAAGATAACCTGACCCCGGAACCTATCGTTGACAGTTGAAAATTCAACCGTCTCTTCGGTTCCCGGATATGGCATCGCATACATTCCATTCCCTCCACACGTCGTGGGATTCACCCGGTATACAGTGACATCACCTGCACAGTACAGAACCGTCCCGCGATGGTTCGCCAGTACTGTGAGGTGAGCACCATTCAGGTTTGTGATTACAGGAGTTTCATCCTTCTCCAGGATTTTGGAAAAGTACTCCGCTTCAGTAACATTCGGAACAGGAGCAAGAGCCGGATGGTCAATAGGGTAAACGGACAAGATTTGGAGAGCCATTGTTTTGATGAAATGACAATCCGAATCTGTGATTTGACGTGCAGAAGACACTAATTTTTATAGTTGTTTATGTTGTATGTTTTTCCACGGGTTCTCTTAAGATTTCTGAACGCCCGGTAAGAGTTGTACCCTTTACGACCAGGTTCCCAGTCTGCTCGTATACCATTTCTTTTCCAAATGGCGTTTTTCATATTCCTAACATAAGGCGCGGAACTATGAGCCGCAAACCAGAGTGGGACACGAGGTAGACGCGTATTTGTCACGTTCATGTTTCTAATGATGTTCAGGTTGTACCACGCAGCCCCGTTCAGTTCTCTATTGTAATTTTGAGCTCTCTGTTTTTTCTGGTTGGGTGTCATACTGTTGTACCATGTATTGTACTGTCTCTTGATATTTATCAGATTGGCGTTATTCTGTGTCTTGAGGTTTCGCGCGACTGACATCACTGGTAGCACGTGACGTTTACCTGTGGCAACTGCGAGCCTCGCGATGTTCCGCGGGTTCAGTCGTCCATGCGTGGCAAGAAGTCTGATGACCGACGGATCCGAAATGTACTTGTTACGGACGAATGTCCCTGCTCTTTGTGTAGTAGCCGCAATCTTTTTCTTTTGGTTGGCAAGCTGTGCCATGAGCCGAGCGAGTCTATTTTGATCCAGTTTTATCTTACGTTGCATCCGAGCGTACGCTGTCTCCGCTGCAGGTGGCATTTATAGTAACATAATAGTTTTTTTAGCCGTACAGGGCTGTGATGATCATATCTTTCGTCATGCTATTAGCACCGGTGATGCCATGACGACGAGCCATGGCGACGAGCTCTGGTTTCTTTTTGCCGGACAGAAGCGTCTTGCCTTTGCGAACGCGTCCGTTGTTACCCTTGGACAGGTTCTCCGCGTGACGACGGTGGGCGACAGGCAGCACGTTCTCGGAGTATGCACGCTTCGTGATGTTTTTACCCTTCTTGAGGTTGCGAACGGCGTGGTTTGCAGACGTGCGAGTTGTGAGCCAGTTCGCCTCCCAGTTACGTGCGTGTCTGTTTGCGTTTGCTGCTGCGACCCCAGAGTTGGTCAATTTCTTCTTGAGCACGCGTCTCGTGAGAGTACGCAGGTTGTTCATGTTATTGACGTACTTGTTCAGAATTTGTTTCGGGGTGAGACGTGGTCCGGAACTGGCCCGTGGCCCGGCGCGCGCCCGTGTTTCGACACGAGCCGCGCGTCGCGCGTTCCGCATGCCACGTGCGATACCGGTACGTTCTCTCGCGGTCATTGCCGGGATTGGCACGTGTCGACCAGCCGCCGCAGAACGTGGTGACGCTCGGCGAACTGATGTCGGTCGGTTCGAGATGGGGCTGCGGCTCGAGGGTCCGAGGACGGCTTCAATCTCCTCACGCGTCATGGTTGCACCGGCACGCGTGAGACGAGACCCGGTTCCCAGTGGAAGGCGACTGACGGGTGCACCTGGAACACGGCGAAGTGTCTCACGAACGACGTTCGCGCCACGGGTTCGCGCCACGTTACGGACGACGACGCTACGTGACGCATTGTGAGCACGAGTCCGTGTGAAGAATGCACTACGAGAACGAGGAGACATGCGCGCGAATTCGGCGGCGCTCGGACGTGTGACTCGGACACCGGGTATGTTTGCGAGCGCGCGACTGGCAATGTCAGCTGCATTCGCATTGGGCGTTGCTGTATTGAATATCGCTCCTATGGACGGAGACACGACTGGAGTCGAGCGTACGCCACGATTCGGTTTCCCGGAAAGAAACGGGTCCCTGAGAATTTCAGTGAATGACGGCAAACCGGCATTTGATGCACCGTTCTTGAGGCGGTACGCGGACACCTTGTTCGTGTTTGCACCGCGGTAGCTTCCAGTGAGCATGCGACCCAGGAACGCCTTGGTCTGTGGGAGACCGCCTTTTATTTCGCTGTCAAGTGCATTCAGGAAATAGTGTGTATCGTATTTGGAAGACGTCAAATTTGAAATTCCGGAGTTCCGGTAGCTTCCCGAATTGATGGCTGGGTTCGAACCATGCTTCGTCAGACGTGACAGACCGAAATCCGTCAGCAAGAAACGAACCTTTTTACCAGTGTCATCGACTAGGATGTTTCCGAGGTGCAGGTCGTTGTGTCGAAACTCGGGGTACTTTGTGTGAATCGTCTTGAGCGTCCCAATCACCTGTCGGATGAGATCCGCCATCACCTTGTCGGTGATGCGGTCACCCATCTTACGCAGCCAGCTCTTCAATGTTCCACCATGGGCGTACTCAGTGTACATAACCATCTGCTTACTGTAATTAAAAATGTTGGTGCGTCTGGAAGTGAATGCAGACACTGGGACGAACAGATTTTGTTCGAAAAACTTGATAGGCTTTGGAATGTGTCTCGGGGCAACCTTGTAAAGAGCCTTTTGTATGTTGTATTCGGCGCGCGCCGCCTGATTTGCAGAAGAAAACGCCTTGTCTGTGGGTGAAACCTTGATGATGATTTTACGTTTTCCGGCTGCGTCTGTCGATGCGAGAAAAACTACACCCTGTTGACCTGATGCAAGACGTGCCATACCTGGACGAATTGACTTCCGACCTTTGGTGACGTTGTACACTGTACGGAGACTGCCATTTGGCGCAGCTGATGTCAGCTCGTAGCCGGTACGCCCGTTGTTCGTCGAATTCTGAAACAAGCGATTCATACTTTGAACCAATATTTTCTTTCCACGGTTACCATTCAACAATCTTAGCAAGGAACACCAAATACGCTTTTGTGAGGGGTTGAAGATGACGCCACAAGACGGCGGGTGAAATCATAATCCGGTTTCGTGGATCACGCGTGGATATTTTTGAATAAGCATAATGAAAATTGTGAACCTGTCGTCTCACCTCGTCGTCGTTGTTCTTTAATGCAAATGCACCATAATACGCATACATGATAAACTTGATGATGTCATCCCGTTTCACGTGACTCCACCCGTTTTGACGAATTTTATTGAGCATCACTGACGTGTTTGTAGTCCACTGACGCTTGTTGAGGTTTTTGAGGTTGGCTGGGATATTACGCACTACGGGTGTAGCTACCATTCTGCTTCCATTCGGCCCTATAACATAACGCGAAGGCTTGTTAGTTCTGAATTCCGACATACTATACCCATACATAATTTTTTGCGCCTCCACGCAGCCGAAGGACGAGATGGAGCGTCGACTCTTTCTGCACGTTGTAATCAGCCATCGTGCGATCATCCTCGAGCTGTTTTCCTGCAAAGATGAGTCTCTGCTGATCCGGAGGGATGCCTTCCTTTTGAAGAATCTTATCCTTAACACTCGCAATAGTGTCAGAACTCTCTACTTCAACGGTTATAGTTTTCCCAGTAAGAGTTTTAATGAAGATTTGCATCTTATTGAGTAGCGAGACATTTTTTTAACCTGATGCGTTCTACGCACGCGAATGAAATTTTGTACAACTCGACGAGATTTCCATCGTTAATTTCGTCAAGGTGAACATCAGTCACGACTGCAATCAGAATGTGATATTTTTCATAGAAATTTGTAGCTGACCACAGTCCAGCCCACGGACGTTCAGTCTGCGGGTTGAACGTGTGTCTAAAGTCCCGCAGAAATGCTGAAAATATCTCCATACATATCCATTTCTGAAGATATTTTTTTAAACTCGTACATCAATCTGTTTCGACACACGAGGTACGCAGGATCTGTGATGGATCGTCTCCATATTCTCTGGATAATGTGTGCGCTATGATTCACGGTGAGCATCTCGGTCCTCAAGTTTGCGTACATTGTTCGGTTGAACATATTCAAAGTGTTTTCGACGACGCGTTCGACATGGTCCCATGGATTTCGTGGAAAAGGTACATTCATAGCTGCCCAGACAACGTGAATGAGCACATTCCGACAATTTTGCAGTATGGGTTCAACTGTGGTGTATCCATACTGACGAATAAAGGGCGCGAAGACATCACGAATAGTTGCATTTGTGTTTTCCCAGTCTTTGTTATCGAGTCTGTCCGTCATGTTCCATTCCACCATACCAGTATGAATGGCCAATTGGAACATGAGCTCTCCGTTCAGCCTTTGCCCTAATACTTCAATCTCATTATCTACAGTCATAAATTTATTTTGTGCGCACTTCTTAAATGGCAGGTCTCGATGGTACTCAGGCACTCCTGATCGTTCTCATCATCCTCGCGTTTTTCCTGGTTTTCAGACGTTCCGAGCGTCCTCGCCCAGATTACCCGTGGCGTCCACGGCCCGGGTGGTGGCCGGAGCGCCGCGCCCTCCGTGAGTACGAGGAGCGCCGCTGAATTTTTTCTCGTTCAAATCTAAAATGCCCACATCGACCATCTTCTTTAACGCCAAGCGTCGTCTGATCATGCTCACAAACCGCGGTAAATTCATTGCGGGTTCGACGTACAACCCCAAGGCCAAGTTTTTCCGCAACCCAGGTGGTGCCGTTGTGTCCACGCGGTACGCCAACCTGACCACAATCCCAGTGGAGATTCGCCCCAAGATTGATCGCAATACCCGTGCCAACAAGGGCAGAGCGCGTGGCAAGTACGCTGCGCGCGTCGGTGGCATGGCCGTTACCCACGTCAAGCGTAGAGGGCACATCGGAAACATGATGGAGGGTTACGCCAAGTGAGCACATACCTGTTCGAGGGGTGGAGACTCGAACTTACGAAGTTCCTTTGGCACTTTCGACGGCCAGATGTATCCCCAATCTGCATATTCACCAACGTCAAACGAATAGTATGTTGGCATTTTTCGATTCAGTGACGCCTTGTGTGACATCATCATGGGTTCCCATCCCCACCACCACGGCGGGCGAGGGTTTTTACAGCATGGGAGTTTTTGCATAGTGTTCTTGTATCCACGAGAAACCCATTCATCAATCATAGTGTTACAGTACAGTGCCAAAAAACACGTGTGTCCAGTCCACATGAGAGTCGCGGGGTGTTTCGTCCACCCCTTCGTCATTCCCATGAGGGCTCGCCAGAGCTGATACGCCTCGACGCGTTGTTTCCCTAATCGAAGACGGTCCAAATTTTTAGCACATTCGACGACAGAATCGGATGTGACAAAGGTGTTGACCATTTTTAGATTGAGTTAGAGATGCTCGGCGCTTGCTTGTCAATGACAGCACACGATATTTCAGACTTTATTGACTCGATCAAAGAAAATCTGACAGATGCCCAGTACAAGGAGGGTATGGAGATTTGTCAGAGTGTCTTTACGAAAAAGAACGAGGCTTCAGCCGAAAAACTATACCGGATGACATACCTTCGCCCGTATACGTTCGTGGATGACCATTGTGACGATGAAGACTGTGAAGATATGATTTTTCGCATCTCATTCACCAAGGTGGTTGCGCTCGTCAAGTTATCTGATGCACGCGTCGAACGAATTCGCACGGACAACGTCTTTTACGGAACGGACGAGGACATGAAGCCGTTCATCGAGCTTCAGGTTCTGCGTTCGTTTCCAGCCGATCTGGCCGAGCTCGATTCGGACATTCAGTGGTATGAATTTCCAGTTATTTCGCTTGAGCTGGTCGAGGAAGAAGACTAAATACCTTCCCACCCTGGCTTCTTTTCCTGGGATCGAATGAAATATCCCATCGCAAAGCAGTATATGGCTACAATTACGGTTATGACTACGATTACGATTACCATTGGGGTAATACCCGATTATCTGTTTAGACCCCAAGAACCTGGTTGACGACGAAGAGGTCTATTTAGGACCACGATTTCTATACCATCTACGTGCTGCGGTTCTTAACCAATTTCTCATAAGAGACTCGTATTCTGTTTTCTCCTTTGAATATTGTCTAATTGTCTTACCAGTACGGTTAGGAGCATTTGGTTCTGGTTCTAGATTGGAAAATGTATTCTTAATGAACTTCTTTGCGTTTATAAAACGCTGGTTATTTACTGACATACTACTTATCATTGCTTCAAGTTCTTGTATGCTTTTAGCATTTGAAAGACTTTTCGGTGGAATAGGGACACGCAGTGGAGCAACTCCTACAGTATTAGATCTACCTGATGCTGTCTCACGGGTCCTTTGTTGTCCTAGAAGGGCTTGAGCTACTCCAGAAGTTTCGTTTCTACGTCTGGATGTAATCAGCTGACTAATATTATTAATAGCTCTCCGGTGTTCATTTGCGCGAAGTTGATTTTGGTGTGTACGGTATGCATTTGACAGTACTCTTACTCCCTTATTTATGTTTATTTTATTTGCACGTTCTTTTATAACTTTTTTTAATATAGGTGCTCTGGTTGTGTAATATGGGTAGTTTTTGTTAGGAAATTTAGTAAGAAAGAATACTATGTTTTTTGTTGAACTTAATCCTTTACTCTGATTTATATGAATAAGTCTAGCAAGTTCATTTATTTCATTGTTTTTAAGACGTTCACTTCCTTTTATCGTTTTTAAAACACCCTTAACGTAAGGTAATGTTTTGCGAAACGCCCTCTGAAATGTTATTGCTGCTTTCTCTCTCGCTAATGCGTTCACTTTCGCTTTGTATACAGGTGCTATCGATCTGTAATACGGGTCGTTTTTATTAGGATATTTACTAAGAAAGAATGATGCGTTTTCTGGTGAATTGAATCCTGTAGTAAGAGTTGCATGTACAATTTTAGAAAGTCTATTTAGTTCATTACTTGTAAGGCCTCCACTTCCTTTGGTCTTTTGTAAAACAGCTTTAACGTAAGGTAATGATTTGCGGAATGCAAGTTTGGTATTTACTTTCTCTTTTTTAGCGCGGAACAACCTTTGAATTTTTGTTGCTGCGGCTGACCTCTCTGCTGATGTAGGTGCAGGTATAGGCCTGATGAATCCCATACGTATCATGTTTTCTCTGCTTCTTGGTGTAAAAGCGTTTGGCAAATTTCCACGGGGAGGAGAAAGACGAGTACGCCGCCGCCAAGCTGGTGATAATTGAAGACCTTTACGTCTGTCTGACATTTATATTAATTTATATTTAAGTTTCAACCCCAGGAACCTTGAACGTTCCTGGGGCCGAAGCCCGAAAACAAAGTTTTCGGTTGCCCTTTCTTTTTTGTCTTTCGCATTTCGCTTTGCACGGTAGAGGATTTCTCTAGTTGGAGAAGGCCAGGCCACCCATGCCAGACTGGATACGCAGGATGTTGTAGTTCACTGCGAACAGCTTCTGCAGGGTTGCGGAGTTGTTGGACTTCATCTGCACGGACACCTGGGCGTTGTCAATGCGAGAGAAGTTGCAAGTGCCAGTTGGCTGGTGCTCCTCGGGCTGCAGAGCGAAGGAGTACACGTAGATGCCGGGGTAGGGGGTGCCGGTGTGGTGGTAGAATGGCTGCACCTGGTTGAAGTAGTTGCCGTACTGCTCCTTGAAGCGGTCCTGACCGTTCAGGATCACCTTGAACAGGTGCAGAGGGCCCACCTCGATACCTGGGGCAGTGGCGCCCAGGAACTGGGTGCCCTGCTCGACCCAGTAAGCGTTACCAGAGAAGGTGTTGCTGCCCAGGCCGAAGGTGCTCGGGATCGCACCGGAAGTGGACACCAGGTGAGGCACGCCCGTCGCGTTGGGTGCAATGTAGTTGTTGGTCGCCTGGAAAGACAGGACGTTGGACGTCACGTTCACGTTGCCAGTCGCCGTGCAGAAGTTCCACATGGCATTCAGCTGAGCCGTGGCGCTTCCGGCGGGGTTGGTGTAGCACCATACCAGCTCCTTCACTGGGTGGTTGAAGGACAGGCGCACCAGCTGGACTGAGCCCTCAGTGCCGCTGGTAGACAGCTGGTCACCGCCGGTGTGCTGCACCTGCTCGATCAGGTACTCGTGACCCTTCTGGGCGAAGCGGCGACGCTCCTCAGTGTCCAGGTACACGTAGTTGGCCCACACCTCGAAGGCGTTGGTCGTGCCGAAGTAGCTGGCGTAGTAGGCGGTCAGGTCGAAGTCCAGGCGCACCTCGTGGTACTGCAGGGCGATCAGGGGCAGGTACAGGCCGGGGTTGCGGTTGAAGAAGAACAGCAGAGGCAGGTACACCTTGGATGGGGACAGAGCCGAGGCGGAAGTCGCCAGGGGGTTGGACATGGTGGTCATCTTGCCCCAGGCGTACTTGTCGGACTCATTCAGGAACACCTCGGCGTACAGGCGCCACCAGGTCTGGTAGTGCTTGTCGATGCGCTGACCACCGATGGTCAGCTCAACGGCGGCAATGGCACGCTCGGCCACCCAGTTGGTGTCGAAGTTGGCGTTGTTGGACGTCAGAATGTTGGAGGTGGGGGTCAGAGCCACGTGCATGTTGCCGACCAGGTCGCCGTTGCGGGCAATGGTCACGGACACACGGCCGCTGCTGCTGGGCGAGCCGTTCGTCGTCTGCTGGATCAGCTCCATCGCGAAGTTGGTGTGGCGCTTGTACACGGCCTGGAAGAAAGTCACCTTGGGGTTACCGGTCAGGTAAACGTCCTGAGCGCCGTACGCAACCAGCTGCATAAGTCCTCCCGCCATTTTGACATTAGCCAAGAAAATAATTTCGGACGCAGGACGGGTCTGAGGGCGCGCCTCAGGCGATAAACATTTTTGTCGCTGTACATTAAATGGCTGACCATGATGAGAACCCTGACATTGACCTGGATGCTGAGGGTGAGGATGAGTTCGACGAGATGATGGATCCAATGGAGGCTCTTGCCAACTTCCTGGCGACCGACGATGGTGAGACGATCGCCACCTCACTGGCCAGCCTGAAGGATGCGACCCAGATGATTGCCAAGCACCTGGAGAAGCAGAACCTCATCCTGGTGAAGCTGCTGTCTGCAGTGTCCAACATGAAGGGCTGTGACTGCAAGGCGGCCGCCCCGGCCTCTTAAAAAAATATACCGCCCTTGTACTATGATGGTCCCGGCTGATGTTCACACACTCGACCGGGACCAACCAGCAGAACATGCGCACGAAATTCGCATGGAAGTCATGCGTTCTGAGGTGTCAAGTCTCATCCCAGAACGTCTCGAACATTTCATCGGTCAACTCGAGGAAAAGATGGGTCTCACCTGTAAAGGTGACCGGTTTGCACCGCTCACCAATGGATTTAGACAATTCTTCCGGGATGACGAGCTGGACCCGAACGGTATGCCCCAGAACGTGGATCTGGAGCGGATTCAGGAACAGAAGCGTCGCCTGGTGAACCTCTTCTCCGAGCTGTATCACCGTTCGAGTGAGTTGGGAATCAAGGATAAATCTTCCGAGGATGTCAACGGTGATGAGTTTCGCATCGCGCACCGCCTGATGCGACTCATTGAGACTGCCGACGACGCCTACGAAATCATTTTCCGGTACGTCCGGTCATTTGAAAGAATCAACAGCCCGACAGTCGCTCCGATGGCTGGTGATCTGGATTCTTCGCTTTTCCGCTGCAAGACGATGGATTCCGTAGATGAGGAGGATGACGCCAGCCCGTACCAACGGCTGCTTCTGTACCTCCTGAACAAGACGTATACCCAAAAGATGAAGCGGTACAAGGGACAGTGTTGCAAACAGATTGAGACGCCTGATGGACACTTGACCCGTGCCTGGAAGCCAGTCATGGAGATTAAGGAGTTTGTGTATTTCTACACACAAAAGGAGGACAAGTATGATATGTGGCGTAACCTGACGAGTAAGGGTGGTATTGTCCGGGACACAGTGACTCACCTGTCGATGTGTCGCGACATTCAGTTTCCTGAAATTCAGAAGAACAGAACTGTGTGGTCATTCACGAATGGAATCTACGTTGGTAAGGAGTGGTGCGAGGATGGATACACATCCAAGTTTTACCCGTACGGTTCGACAGACATTGCAAACCTAGATCCGACTGTTGTGAGCTGCAAATTTTTCGACCAGGAGTTTCCAGAGGAGAATATGAATATAGCAGCTTGGCAGGATATCAATACACCTGTGATTCAGTCGGTCATGGAGTATCAGCGTTTCTCGAAGGAGGTTATGGAATGGATGTATGTATTCATCGGTCGTTTGTGTTTCGACACGAACGATATGGATGCTTGGCAGGTGATTCCCTTTCTCAAGGGTATCGCCGGGTCTGGCAAGTCGACAATCATTACCAAGGTGTGTAAGCGATTCTACGACTCTGAGGATGTTCGGACGCTCTCGAATAACATCGAGAAGAAGTTTGGTCTCTGGTCGATTCATGACGGGTTCATGTTCATCAGTCCAGAGGTCAAGGGTGACTTGGCGCTCGAACAGGCTGAGTTTCAGTCGATGGTTTCAGGTGAGGATGTGTCCATTGCACGCAAGAATGAAAAGGCGCTTTCGATGACGTGGAACGTGCCTGGTATCCTTGGCGGTAACGAGGTGCCAAGCTACCGCGACAACTCCGGTTCCGTGCTTCGTCGTCTCGTGACGTGGAACTTTGCACGCCAGGTATCTGAGCCCGATCCACAGCTCGATGGAAAGCTCGAGGCGGAGATTCCGACGATTCTGTGCAAGTGTATTCGTGCGTACCTGGATTACTCGCGCAAGTATTCAAAGAAGGACATCTGGGGTGTTTTGCCACCGTACTTCAAGTCTGTCCAGGCACAGGTGGCTACGGTGACCAACCCGCTGCAGCACTTTTTGGCAAGCGACAAAGTGGTGTACGGACCAGACAAGTGTATCCCGCAGAAGCTGTTTGTCCAGATTTTCAACCAGCATTGTCAAGAGAATGTGCTCGGACGGTGCAAGTTCAACGAAGACATTTACGCGGGTCCGTTTTCGTCTCGAGAAATTGATGTTCGGAGCGGGTCAATGACCTACCGAGGCAAGGCGTATGCAAACCAACGTTTCATCCACGGTATCGATACGATTGAAGAGAACTGTCTGGGTGCTGACCTAGACGTCTAGGACTTTTCCCGTCTGCGACGGGAAAACGCTCCACCAAAGGAGGCGGACAACGGGCACTCCGTGCCCCTTGGACTGAAGGTCTAAGGACCAAGAACTACAAAACTGTAATGGAAACTATGACTGCTCTGTTTGCCGCATGGGAAAATACGATTGAAGAGTACAAGAACCAGCCGAATGTCGAGATTGAGATTCGGCTGGGCAAGGTGAATCGTGGCAAGTTTGATACAAATGTCGGTCAGGCTACGTTTGAACGGGCACTTCGCCGGCTTAGGAAATACGAGGGGTGGGAGTCGACAAACGAGAGTCAATCGACTGTGTACATGGATACAGCGGCTGGAAAGCGTGTCGTCATGAATGACATTACTGACGAGATGGAGTCGTGTGTCATCAAGAAACGGATCCTCGTGAATGACCAGGTACTTGATGGGTTTCCGGTGGATGTACGTCTGGGTATTTCCTCAGAGGTGCCATACGACCGTGATGATGACACGGAAGAGAACTTTACACGAGTCAAGAAGCGTAAGCGGTACTCGTTCGTACGCAAGGGTCTTTCGATTGACCTGTCCGAGGTGAGCGGTGACGCAGACGATAAGGATTCCGAGGATGTGACCGAGTACCAGATTGAGCTCGAGATTCTTAACCCGCCAGTGAATGCAGCAGAGCGACACCAGGTGTTTAACATCGTGTACAAGATTTCGGACATTTGCAAGATTCTCTAGTCTTTGAGCAGGACCCGCATTTCCGTGTAAAATGAAGCATTCGATGTTGTTACATGCGTACCGTGTAGTGTCATCGTCTCTATAGTGTGCGCGCGTTCGTATTGATTGAAAATTGAAAACCATTCATCCATAGCATCGAGTTCGATCGGTCTATGAATGACGTGACACCCTGGAAGTCGAAATATATGCAATGACTTTGATGTCGTATTGTATACAATTCCGTCATGCGAATACAAATGCAGTTTCACGTTAATCTTTTTTGGGGTAATGTTAAAATAAAGACGGGTATCTATAGTCGGGTCGGACATTAGAATAATTTTACGTATGATTTCACAAGGAAGGTTTCTCCATATCATCGTACGTTGTTCTTCTTGAATCGCATCGCTTTATGCACCACGGGCTTGTACGGCACCTTTTCACGTCGAGTATTCTTGGGTGTGTACTGGCCGAACATCTTCGTAAAGTAAAAGTCCGTCTCGTTGAGCAGGTAGTCAATCTCCTCCGCCTCGAAGCCACTCTCTTTCAAACAGGAAAACATCCGTTCATTCTTTTTCAATTCTTTCATCGCATTTCGCGTGAAAAAGGCGTGAAACTCAGGAGGCCACTGAGTCAACATTTCTTTGAGATTTTGCATCACCTCTTCAACCGACTGCTCAAAAGCTTCCGAACACCGAGTCTCCCACGCATCCATGTTCCACTGATCCTCCACTTTGTGAAACCCCTTGAAGTAGATTGGCCGCCGGCACATGGGACACCCAGTGCCAGTGCCTTTGAGATACCAGCTCTTTATACACACCGAGCAAAACTCGTGACCGCAACACAACTTGCGGCACGGGCCAGTCTCGTAGCATACCGAGCACTCCATTTTTTTCGAATGGATGTTAAGTCTCGGTTCAGGTTTTGACAGGCACAGGACGTATTTTCTTGTACCACGCCATGGAACACATCGTGTTTCCATCGGGTGCGTCGACTATTGTTGACGTGTCGTCGTCCGCAAGCCGCCATTTGCCCTTGTGTTTGACGTACACTGCGTAGTGTCCACCATGGAACATTCCCCAGTGGGCGACGACTACAAAGAGTTTCATATCATGATACGTATCCGGGACGAGCTCCACAGGACACTTTTGTGTGAAAATGACAGACAAACAGTCGCCAGTCTCTCTTATGACTGTCTGCATCGCCGCCGCGTTGTATTTTTTGCCAGCGTCGTCGACGTAGTCACTCAGAATGTGATACTTGTCGTACTTTTGAAGATGTTCCGGCGAATCGACAAAGAGCGAACAAAAGTCGTTCGTCCGTGACGATGTTCCTCCGGGGTACACGACAATCTGTTCCTCCTTGCCGTAAAAAATGGGTTTCATATAGTCGAGCCCGAGAGACTTTTCGAGTGCGTCTAGGAGTGCTAAAACAGCCTCGTGGGCGTCGTGCTGCTGCAACGGCGTAAAGTCCGTAAACTTGGCCCGGAACGTATCGACGAGTTCACGCGGATCGAGTGGGTCTTTCTTTTTTTGATTCCACATCTTGCGAACCAGATGGGAATAAGCACGAGTCACTTCGCAAGGTCCATCATAGGGACCTTCGCGGAGAAACCGATTTGTGAGTGCAGGAACATGTGCTAGGCACTGTACAGCTGAATTGAAATAGCATGTGTTTCCGACGTTGAGCAATCCTCTTGACATTGTCTACTAAAGCTTCCAGACTTTTATGTAACAAAGATGCTGTCTATTCGTCCGGTTGTCGTGTGCACTGCTAAGCCATCGCCCTCACGCAAGAAGGGGCAGATTCGCTATAAACTGAAACAGGCGATTAATCACGCCCAGAGTCTGTGTCATAATTTTGAGGATACGAATGAGTGCCGCGTCGCGTGGGACGAGGTGAATGAGCTGACGCGTGCGCTCCATGATCAGACTCCGCCGCCTTCCGAGAATGAGCGTTCTGAGCTTTCAAAGCGTGAGTATGACGTTTAGTACGGAGCCGGATCCATCATAGGAGGAACCTCCTGCTGGCTGATACCGTCTGGATTGTCATACCCCGATCGCTTGCTTGGGAAATAACGCATGGCGAGCGTCGCCAGCAAGATAAAGACGATGGCGTGTAGAATCAGACCACCGATCTTGGCGGTACCCTCATAGGTCGCGACCCAGCTGCCGAACACCTTACGGGTCGCCTGGTAGGTCGCGGGGCTGGCGACCAGGGCATAAAGGACGGCGGGGACAATGTAAAACTTAGCAGCGTCTGACATTTCTTAATTACAAAGAATAAAATTCATCGAGCTTAATGTCCTCGCGAAGGTTGACGATCGTCCGATCATACGTCCGACGGTTGTTCGGATGTGTCTTGTCTGGACGCTCCTTAACAGGTGTCCACCCCAACTCCTTGTAGTCGCACTCGAGTATAGTCCCCGGGGCATATGGCCGCGTCTTCGTGTTCAACTCCGCCTCTTTACGCAGCTGACCACGTTCTTGTATACAAAGATCCTTGCCGTTCATAACCAGAAAGTCAATAGTAATCAAATGTCTCGGCTTCCATTTGAAAAGCGTCTCATGTGTCCCGATACGAACGGGTTCCTCAACCGGTGTAAAAATGATACCATCCGTCTTTTCACCGAGTTGAATCTTACTCACCTCGCTCAGAGGCAACATCTCCTTCACCTTCACCTGCAACCGTGGTTGTTTCAGGATAGACTTGACCACCATCTTGGCCTGTGTCAGACGTTCCGTCAACGTCTTTTTACGAAGATCCTCGCCCTTGACACGAACAGCATCGTACACGTAAAAAACACCATCCATCAATTCCCCATCCAGTACAGTGTCACGCGGAACTGTCAGAGTCGTATACGTGACGTGGAACGCCCGGTCCACGAGTGCACAAATCTTCTTCTTGTCCGACGCCTCAAAACACGCAAGCATGTGACGCACGCCATCCGTCTTTTCACATACGACGTACGGTTGAGACTTGAGTACCCTAAAGTGCTTTCTCTCTATAGAAATGGGCTGAGGCCCGGGAAACCACGATGGATCGCTAGATTCCCACACCTGATGAATATACCCCTTGATTTCATCTTCGTACATGTTTATAACTAGAGTCTGATCTTTAGTCCTCGCTCCGCGAGTTTTCTGTTCGCCTGTGTGTCTCTTCGTGACTTGGACTTAAGGATTCATCACGACACCCGGCATTTCTAGAATGTTCCCTAAGCACTTGTGTGTAAAGTGGCGAATGACAGTCGCAGATGGTAGAGCTACCACACGTAGGTTGTTTGATTTCAGTTGAGCAAACATGTTCTCATAGGAGTCACATGACAGGTTTTTTTGGACGCTCTTGAGCTTCTTGTCGACAGGCTTCGCGTCCATCACCCATACGCGCGCTGACGTCTTGACAACATCGTACAAATCCGTACCCACCACCTTTTTCGCCACATCGGTATCGAATGTAAGAGCGCGTTGATGAATCGGCTCCGTCGACCCTGCCACTGTCTTTTTGCGGAACATGTCCCAGTCTACACCCTCGACGACAGACGGAAATACGACGACCCGGATATCCTTCTCCATCGTGTTGAAAACCCGTGGAATCGAATCCTGGTCCAGGTTGGTTCCGTAATCAAACCATACGATGCGCTCACCAGTCTTCACCAGTTTGGGAAGAGCGTCGAGACCCTCCACGAACACATAATCGATGTGAACTTGGCGCTGCGATCCGTACATACCCAGCGTCATGAGCGAATGAAGCGTCGTCACGGCGATTGATTTATTTCGAGTAACGCATACAACGTACATGCTCAAGAGTCGGTCTGACTCTTTAGTCGATCCTCAAGTTTGCCATGGAATCGTAGGTTTCCGACGTGTCCCAACGTCGTCGTGACGTCTGCGAAAATCTTACCACCCATCTGCTGCCAACGACGACAAAATGCATAATCCTCCGACAGGTACCGACGATTCTGAGGGTCGATCATACAATCAAACACGGCACAGTAATCCTCGAAATCGCGATTCTGGTGGTCATTCTTGCAGTTGAGTTCCGGGTAGTGCGCATACATGCGTTCAATGACGTCACGCTTAATCATCAGAAAACCTGTTGGGCCGTCGAGCACCTCGACGAATCCGTTTGTGATTTGGGAATTCTGGTACTTGAAGTTCATGACGAGTGCCGCAGACGCCTTGTTGAGGTCCTTTCCGGCTGCGATAGCCTGTGCAGCCTGGTCCCACATAATCACCTTTTTGGGATACACGGCGCATGACACATCATGACCAGACGCCAAGAGACGCATGACGGATTCAGCCTCGAATTGAACGTCAGCATCGATGAACAAAAAGTGCGTTGCATTCGACTTTTGCATGAACCGCGCGACTGAAATGTTCCGAGCACGGTGAACCAGGGACTCGTTCTCGGTCGTGTCGAGCATGAGCTGAACACCATACTGCGCACAGATTCGCTGAAGTTTCAGGATGGATTCAGCGTACGCCTGCAGACACAAGCCGCCATAACACGGTGTCGATAGGAAAATACACGGCGACTGCGACATTGTATATCATATGAGTGTCTCCTTTAAAACCCGGTCTACGTGAATTAAGTCAAGTACACGTTTATTTAAGAATGGTCGTACGATGTGCAATGTCATAGTAACAACCCACGACGGATTTATGATTTGAATTTCTTGGAGATGGGTTGAATATTTTTGGGTGATGAGTCGTGCAATTCCGATTGCGACATCCACCTCGAACATATGTTTCACTGAAAAACCATCAGCGTCGAATATCCATTTCCATGACCCTTTATGAGCACCCAAGACACCATCGTAATGTTCTATGATACCATCTTTGTCCCAGTATTTTGTCGCTTCGGCTGGTTTTGTGTAAAAAACACCGGGACTCACCTGTTTGAGTGAATGACTCGTAGGGTCTCGTGCACACACTGGACATTCATACATTTTTATGTACAATACTACTATATGGCAGAAATTGTTAAACTGACAACACAGGCGAGTATCATCGTCCAGGCTTTGTCGTCTGTCTTCGGTATCAAAGGTATACTTACACCGGTACCAGCTTCTAAACAGGTTCTAGTAAACGTCCTGAAGCTTGAGATGCTCGTAACATTCATTCAACTTTCATGGTACGTCAATTTGTACAAGTCGTTTAATCTTGCGACCATGTCCACAAGACGCTACTCCGACTGGTTCATAACGACACCTCTTATGATTCTCAGCATGGCTGTCTACTACATATACGAAAGTGGCAAGACATTCACGTTTGAAAAGTACAAGAAACCTCTTGTTCAAATGTTTATTGCAAACTTCATCATGTTACTCGCAGGGTTCTTGGCGGAGAAGGGTCTGATGGATCGCACCGTTGCACTCGGTATCGGATTTGCTGCGTTTGGATTTGTATTCAAGAAGTTGTACTACGAGTTCAGAACAGAAGAGTCTGATGAAATATACAAATTACTGACAAGTGTGTGGGCTTTGTACGGATTAGCTTTTATGTTACCTGATGTTCAGAAGAATATAATGTACAACGGTCTCGATTTGATATCGAAGAACTTCTTCGCCTTTTTCTTGTACAGAAAAATTGTTCACGTCTAGTAGATGACCGACGTGGTCCTTCCAGCGGGGACGCGCCTCTACAAGGGGTTTGGTAACCGCACGACAGGGTGTCATTCCCTGCTCAAAGACACGCGTACATTTTTCGTGACCCAGAGCGCCAGGTTGGCGCGCTCGTATTCAAACACAAAAACGGCGTGCCCCTTTATCGCAAAGAAATCACTCCGTCTTTTTTTGTTGACACACCCGAACGTCAAACGCATTTTTCCAAAATTGTCCATGAAGACAATCCTCGGACTTCGGTTTGCGCTCGGCACAAACGTCACACGGGGTCAGCAGACGAAGGTGTACCAGAACATCACTGGACGCAAGGCGCCGCGGCGGTTCCTCGCACGTCCACAGAATCGCGGCGAACGATTGTCACTCACCAATGTCAATGTAGATGTCTTTGGACGCCTGAGCACAGAGTACCTCACAAAGAATGGCTACGACGGGTTTTACGCCCCACCGAAGCGGACTGGGTTTCACGGCGGGCTCTTCCCAGCCGAAATTATGCTATGTAACGCTGGTCGGACGTTGGTTCGCCCCGGCGTCGAACGCGCGCCGGTCCTGTCCCGTGTTTCCGTCGTCAGAGAACTTCCGCAGCTGTTCATTAAGTACTGTCGCAGAAATCGCGCCCTCATACGTGTTTACAGAAATCTGTTTGTTCCCGAACTCGGGGGTGGTATGGGTGTCAAATTGTACCTCGAGGCTAGAGGAAAGCCGGCACCCAAAAAGGTGACTGACACGAAAGACTTTGACTTTACTTTTGCCGTGCCAAAACGCCTGTCTCAACGAGAGGCGAAGCGTCGTGCGATGCTGATGAAGTCAATCATGTACAGACACGTCACGGGGTTCATCTCATGGCTCAACCGAACGTACACCCGCACAAACGCACGAATCATCGTGAGCGATTTTGTACCGGACATAAAAGTCCTTCCGGCGACTGGCAAAACAATATACCAAGTAACACAATTCCGCATTCAATTTCCTGGAGGTCAACCCATGGATTTCGTCGATTCGACGCTCGCCTACGTCCCTGGGTCAAGTCACGACGACATTCACCCCGTGTATTCACGAATGTACGGTCTGCCTATTGAGCGTCTCAAAAAACTGTACGACGCGGTGCTCGTCGTACTCGCCGGTTCGTTCCTGTATCCTGGTGTCAAACCACGTAACCCACTCACGGGAAATAACCCTGAAAAGGGCCAAAAGGATGTTTCACGCCTCGGGGCGCTTCAAAACCTCGCCCCGAAAAACGTGAGTCTCGTACGAAATTTGATTCGGCGTATCAAAAAACGTGACGTGAGCGGGGCAAAACGGAATGCAGCAATGCTAATTAAAAATATCAATAGATCTTAGAGTATGAACAAGCCATGTGTGCAGACGCGTGTCATCATTCGACGCGTGAGTCGCCACCCGATTGTTAAACAGACGATCCGAACAGGATCGAGGATTCATAAGCATGTGGTACGGAGTGCAACACTCAGTCTCGTACCGGATGCTGTGAATGATATCGCATTCCATCACGCTCAACTGAACGTGACGGAGGTTGTGCATGTGTTCCAGGACACTCTCGCAATTTCAACGATGAATATGGTTCTGGCGACAATGATGCTCGTCATGTCGAAACTTGTTTGAATTTTTATTCTGTTTCAATACTAATGAGCGCAAACTGTGCAGACCGTGAGGTGTACACAGTTCGTGTCGATTCTGTCGGTGTTTCTGGGAATTACTCTACATTCCAGGCATTTCTAGATGTTCCTCTTCGCAATGTCGTCAAAGCGGAACTTCTCATGGCAAGCATTCATCAGCAATACAGTAATGCAATATGTCATGTATATGTTGAAGAACTCATCTCAAAGTTTATTACTCGTGCAGGTCCAAATTACACAGTTGGTCTCGGTGGAACGACTTCAAATGTAGGTGTTGCGACGCAAATTGCAAACAAAGGACTGGTCGATCGGGCGTTTGTAACAATACCGACGTCTAATATAGCATCTGCAGGTTCTGATTATCGCGTTCTTTGGACTTCAGTGAAGGATTTCCCAACAGACATTGAATATATCAATCCTATTCGTCAACTCAAGACGCTTACATTTACATTTTTGGATGGTGCAACAGGTCTTCAGCAAACCATGGACCAATCGGTCTATTTCGTTTTCCGGTTCGAATGCGCTAAAGACAATGTCTGCTTATACTAATAAAGAATATGCGCGTTGACATTCCAGAATGGAAGTCGTCCGCCTTCAGCCCACAGCCATCCTGCCCTCACGCGGGTCAGCAGATGCAGCCGGTTTCGACCTCTACAGTGTCGACCACTACGTTGTGTTCCCGGGTCAGCGCGTGGTTGTTTCCACCGGAATCGGTCTTCAGAAGCTCCCATGCGGAACCTACGGTCGCATTGCACCTCGCTCTGGACTGGCAGTGAAGCACGGGCTGGACACCCTGGCGGGAGTCGTCGACCCCGATTACCGTGGCGAGATTAAGGTGGTACTCATCAACACCGACATGCGTGTACCATTCGTCATCAAGCCTGGATACCGCATCGCACAACTGATTCTGGAGAAATATGAGGTGGCTGATGTCGTCGAGGTGGCTGAAGCGACGATGGACACGTCACGTGGTGATGCTGGTTTCGGGTCAACTGGTGTTGCATTCAAGGTGACGGGTGTATAAAAATCTGGGGGAAACCCCTTTGTATCTTAAGTTCTGCTAGCGTAAGCTGCATGGGTTCGAACCCCATGTAATACATCCACTCATCAGTGGCCGAGTTGGTCCAAGGCGCCAGACTTAAGTTCACTTGGAGAGAGATCTGGTGGTGGTAACACCGCGTGGGTTCGAACCCCACCTGATGAAGTTAAAAAAACAGTTCGAATTTAAAACATGCAGTCTTGGCTGTTCGTCGGGCCGACCCTGCTCGCAGGGATTGGTCAGGTGACTCGCCAGTATGCCGAGCGGATAAAGAGCCTTGGTCACGAAGCGGACTATGTTCCATTTGGTGACCCAGTTCCAAATAAAAAGTACGACGTCGGGTTTGTGTTCGTGCTTCCAATCGAACATCACATGAACATCGTCGATCAGATGTTAGCTCAGTGTGCTGATAAAAAATACATGACAATTTGCGAAACCGAAACGGTCCACCCGGTGTATGAGCTTCTCCTTCAGCGGTACCATACGCTGTGGACTCCCAGTCAATTTTGCCTGGACATCTTTGCCAAACAATTTCCAACGGGTGATTGGCGACTTTTGCCGCTGTGGACGCCGACGCCTCTTCGCGCACCAGTTGAAGCGACCAAATACACATTCTACACAATCGGCAACATGGTGGATCCACGCAAGAATATCAAAATGCTCATCGAGGCATTCGTTCGTCTACAATTTCCAGACGCACGCCTTTTGCTCAAAGCGACATGTAAGGTGCCTGTGACGTGGAAAATTCCAAACGTCGTCGTCATCAATGGACTCCTGAGCGACGAGGATCTCGAGACGCAGATTCACAGACAGGGACACTGTTACGTCAACTGTTCTCATTCCGAGGGGGTTGGAATGGGAGCAGTCGAGGCGGCTTTGCGAGGTAAACCAGTTATCATCACAGACTTTGGCGGTCTCAAGGAGTATGTCCCAGACACGCCGTTCATCGTCAAATGTTCGCGGGCTGAAATTCAACAGGATGATTTTTTGTTTCAGAAAGGGATGGTGTGGGGCCAGCCGTCGCTCGAGGATCTGATGTCGCATATGCGCACGTGTTATGAGAGTCGGATTTCAGAGTGGGACCACCCGGGGACGAAGAAGCTCATCTCGTCAGTTTTCGAAGAACTTCAACAGTAAGATTACCATACTGTTCTTCATACTTGCATAAAATACGATAGTTCGCAGACGCTCCGGGTGAGTACTGAGCATCCTGCCTGGCGTTGGCGATGATCGACGAAAGGGTCCTCGACGGGTTACTCGTGTACCCATTTGCGTCGAGGGCTTTGATGAGCTCGTCCATTTTCTAATCAGTGTCAACCGACTTTAGCTTCGGTGAAGCGGGCTTCATGAAATCATCCGACATGAGTTCCTCACGGTGACCACGTGACTCACCGTCACCATAGTGAACCATGTAGTATGACGCAGCGTACATGACAATTGCAAAAAGGACTGCGTTAAATCCGAGGAACGCCTGCTGAGCCTTTAGATACGAGACGAAGTCATCAAACGCCTTGAACCCAGTGGGAGTACTGAAGAGACGAGGAAGTGCGAAAATCAACGTGAGATTGATTACAAGTGCAACAAGTATGGGTTTCAGTTCAACCTCAGCCATCTCCTATACCATAGTGCTATGTTTTTTGCAAAAGCACCCGCCTGCCACCACCCTGAAAGTACACTGCCGTCCCTCGAGAGTCCGTGCTGTGCACGTCGGTCCCTTTGCTGCCACCGGTCCCGCCGCCTTCTTCTTAGCTACTGCCGCTGTCACCAAACCCACAGACGCGGGAGGTGTATAGTCTGGGAGAAAGACCGTGCGACTCCGAGCAGCCTTGAGGTCGAGTGTGTGCTGGCGGAAGCGGAGAGCGGAAGCCTCAAACTTGTTCATTGTTGTTTTGGATGTCTGAACCATCCACGAGTAAAGTCAGGCGAGCTCATCACATGTTTTTTCTTTCAATGGGGACACTCAAAAAACATGTGATGACCAGGTAAGGTATAAAAAAGTCGTATACTTTATAAAATAATGGCTGAAGGACTCATCGAACGCCTGACTAACATAGTCTTTGAGGTGGACCGTAACAACTTATATATCCCACCGGCCGTCGCAGCTCTCCTTCGTATCCATGGTTTCGTGCCACATCGCTCGTACACGCGTCCGCCCCGCCCGCCGCGTCCGCCCCCGCCTGTACGACCCCCGTGCCCTGGGGTGACACACGCCGGTACACCATGTAAAAACAAATGTGCCATTGGTTGCACGACGTGTCGTATTCATGCAGCGAATCCGACTCCACGGGCCCCACGAGCAGTTCCTGTGGGAACTGAACGGTGTCCGGAGATGGTGAAAGGTGGAACACAGTGTAAATGCTCAAAGTACAAGAATTATCCAATGTGTTGGAGACATGCGAAAAAGGAGAACCTCCTTCCTCCGTCACCCGATGTACCGACGGAGTGTGCTGTATGCTACTGCGACCTTACGCGGGAAACAACCACAAAAACTGCATGTGGACATCACTTTCATATCGGCTGCTTCGAGTCGTGGAGACAGAGTCGAACGGCTTCGTTTCAGGCGGTGACGTGTCCTATGTGCCGACACGCGAACCCGAGACCAAAGCCACTCGTCAGACGTGTTTTGGGTACTGTACATCAAAATTGATGAGCAGGTTTGAATTGTCATTAAGCCCCTTGCCTTGTATAACATAGTCTTTTCGAGGATCCAGGATACCAAACTCTTTGAGTGTATTGAATTGAACTGGACCACTAAAATGAGGTACTATCACGTCGAGCCCTTCGACGGATTCCTGAAACGTGACGGTCATGACGTAGCGCAGATCTTCGCCGCGACGTTCAAACTTGGGATGGGGCTTTACATTGAATGTAATAATGAGATCACCCGTTTTTTCACGATTCGACCGCGATTGTTCCCCGAGTCCCTTGAGTCTGTGTTGCGTCCCTGAATGTATCCCTTTTTCGATGTGTAAATTGATCATGACCGTATCCACGTGTGATTTTTTGTGATTACATCCAGGACACCCCTTTCGTACGACCCCCGCCGTCTGACAATGGCCGCACGGCTGGGCAAACATCTGACCCATCATACCCATCATTTCCTGAACCATCATTCCCCGTCCTTGGCAGCGAGGACACGTCATGGCACATGCCTGACAATGCTTAATCACAGGAACCTTGATCGTTTTGTCAGCACCGGTGTAAACTTGTTCGAGTGTAAGGTCGATTGTGTGATGCCGCTCACGAGTTTTTTGCTGTGGGGCACCCATTCCACCAAACATGTGTTGAAAAATCTCTGAAATGTCGGGACCCTGAGCTTGTGACTGCTGCTGAGGATCATCAGTTCCAAACTGGTCGTAGCGTGCACGTCGTTCCGGATCATTCAACACTTCATACGCCTGACCAATCTCCTTGAACTTTTCAGCGTCACCTCCCTTGTCGGGGTGATTGACTCGTGCCAGATTTCTGTACGCCTTTCGAATCTCATCCGCAGAGGCGTCCTGATTAACACCGAGTGTTTCATAGTGACCCATACTGATAAAGAGCAGGGTAAACTTTAACTGGTCTAAAACCGCAGTGCCCCGAAAGTACAATACAACATGAACGAGATTGAAGAAACCATCTTGACTGTTTTTGAACGTCGTATTCGCGATGGGCTCGAGTTTTACCTTGTTGTCAACACGGATCGTACGTACTGGGAACAAAATAACAAGTTTCGGTACAAGAACGTCCGGGAAGTGAATCAAGTGCTCAAAGAGGTGTTTGATTCTATGCATGAGATTTACCCGTCACTCCAACACGTATTCAACGAAAACCTCACTCTCCTACAGCAGTGTACATGGGTCGGAATGAACGTGCCTTGGCCGGTTGATCCAGATGACCACATCCAGCGGGTCATCGATAACGTCATGGAGGTGTTTAACATCACAGTGTATGCAAATCTCCGTTATGAAATTCTCAATCTAGATTATGAAGCCCATTCCAAGCTGTGAAAAGTGTGTCTTTTATAAACCAGGCCCTTATGTGCGAACAGGGATGTGTACACGATACGTGGCATACAGAGGACGTGGCAAGATGGTTTACGAGTTTTCAGACACGGTCCGTCTCGACAAGTCCAAATGTGGCCCAGAAGGAAAGATGTTCCTTTCGGACCATAGAGAGCACAAGAAAAGTGCCCTTTGGTCACTTTTGAATGATGAGGAATAAAATATTTCAATTGAACATATGGGTCACCTGATAAAGGGTCAGCGGCCACGTGAATACCTGCCCCGTACAACCCGACGAGTATCAGGACTCTCTCCTGTTAGAGAGTCTAGTGAAAACGCACTGAAACGTTGGAACAAACTGCGTCAGTATATAAAGAGCACTATGAAACTCGAACGTAACATCCGCACGAAGGGTTCTGTGACCCGCGGTCGCTTCAAGATGTCCAACGCTTCACCTTCCCCAAAAAAAAAGAACAAATCACCGGAAGTTTACAAGAGAGGCCGATTCAAATTATATTCCTCCTAAAAAGAGTACAAACGCAAAATTTCTTTGATAATCTCGTGACGTTTAATATCATCTTCACTGAATTGCACGTGCTCGAGTCCAACAATAGGGTAGTCCTGTAGGCGTGTCAATAAATCAGCAAGTCCATTATTCTCAAACCCACGATCATGCTGACCCGTGTCACCAGTGATGATGAGTTTGGAATCCTTTCCGAGGCGGGTCATGACCATACGCATCTGATTCGGCGTCGAGTTTTGCATCTCGTCGGCGATGATCCAGGCGTTATCAAACGTTCGACCGCGCATGTACGCGAGAGGACACACTTCAAACTTTGTCTTCGGTGACATTGCATCCTTCATTGGACGAACCCATGGCTCCATCTTTTTGTCCAGCGTACCTGGAAGAAAACCGTGCTGTTCGTCCACGGAGACGGCCGGTCGAGTCAAAATGACATGACGAGCGTGCTTCGATGCGGCATGACATGCCATCATCGTCTTTCCTGTACCGGCTGGACCACTTGCAATGACGATTGGGATGCGTGGGTTTTCGAGCAGGACTTGGTACAGACGGTGCGCCATACATTGAATACGCCACTTTCTTTTATCAGTCCATCGGACATTCTTGTCCGCCACCGATGGATGATCATCGGACACTCGTGTCCGATGGAATTTAGAACCTGTTTACCACTTGCCACTCTGCAATCGTTCCATCGAGCGTCGTCAGAATGATGTGACCAGCCTCTTCTGGGTCGAAATGTTCTGCACAACAGAAAATGTCGAGGTATACTGTGTTATTCTCAGGGTATGTGTGCACCGAAAAATGAGACTCGGACAGCACGAGCACACCAGTGACACCGAACGGCTCAAATTGGTGGAATGCCCTGCTGACGACGGTCAACTTACACTTGTCTGCAATCTCCTCCATCAGAGGCTCAATCTCATCAATGTACTTGAAGTGAACACCCGAGACACGTCCGATGAGATGCTTCATTCTTAATTTAAAAATGTCAGGTTTTTTTATACCATGTCTTTCACTGTGATCGATGGTGAGCTTGCAGTCCTTCGCGATGGTGAAATAGAGTACGTTTTCGAACGCGACTCGTTCAGCAGGGCTGCGTACAACTACATGATTCGGTGGATTCAGGACAAAAAGTCTCCAGAGGATGACCCTGGCATGATGTGGTTCGAGGCTGAAAAGGCATGGGATTCACTCAGTCCTGAGATACAGGGTACACTCGTATCCATCTCGAATAAAGAGAAGCAGCAGGCAAGTGACATTCGTGATGGGCTGCTTGCAACCCTTCACGGATACCAGGGACTTAAAACCATCAAAGACGCCTACGCTGAATGTATTAGTGGGTGTTTCAGTCAATGGTGACCTCACACTCTTCGACAAGAAGAGGCTCGACCAATATTTCATCAATCTCAACCTCACAGATGCCTTTTTGACGCATGGCGATTACGCGGTCCCAAAAAGCCTTCATAACTGGAAGGTAATGTGCAAACCACTCACGATCGCGTGGAACTTCGACGACGACAAATTCCTCTGGAGGGCCCTCTTTGTACTGGACGAAATCACACACCTCGAGGTCCATAATTTCCAAGAGGAGCTGAATCTGAGGTAGGTAATACCCCGGAACTTCGGGTTTGATTTTACGACTCAAAGGACACTTGATTTCAAGGAGACGACCAGACTCTGTGATGCCGTCGGGACTTCCACCGAGAAATTTGTGTACCGGATGTTGCACGAGACCAATCTCATGTGAAATCTGTCCATGACGCATATCATACAAATCACGGACCATGGGCTCAAGACGCGTTCCGTGTGCCGTCGCTTCGTTTCCAGCCCACGGACGCGCCGCGCCGCACTTTTTCGCCAAGAGACCTTCGGGTTTTTCGTACGGATTGAGACCGATGGCCGTCGCCGCATCGCTCGCAGTCAGCAGATTCCCACGGAGGTTTAGCCACTCCTGACTGCGCTGGTCTGCATATGTTTGTTCGATAAGTTCTTTTGCACGCGGGTGCATCTTTCAATTAGAAAGCATAGACTGTTTAACTAAGTGTAAACTTCTTCTCGAGGTTGAGCATCCGGGTCGCACGAGCCTTTGCAGCGCGTAGGCGGTCGCACTCTTCGGCTGCCTCCTCCATCTCGAGCTCAATGCGCAGAGGCGCGATGAGCTGACGGATCTCGTCGGCATGCGTCTTGGCTGGCTTGACCTTGGGCGGGTTCTTCTTGTACTCGGTCCAAGCCTTCTTGCACATCTTGTACACCTCGAGAGCAATTGCGAGACCCTCCTTGGCATGCTCGAGGTCACCCTCAAACTCAGCCATAGATGCGTCATGGGCGGCTTGCTTTTCCTCGTCGGTCCAACGATCATATTCAGACATTGCGGAACCAATGTGCTCATCGCACGCCTGGTGCAGACCGGCTGCAGTCCCTGGACACTCGTCACGTACCATATCAAGCTCACTGTGCGCATCACCCTCGAAGTAATCGAGGACCGCCTGGCGAGCCGATGGCCACGGAGGGTAATCCTCATAGTCGCTCTTGCGAGCGCGCCACTTGCATCCGTCTGCACAGTACACGTAACCGTTGGCGTCAAGTGCGAAGCAAATGCCCCACCCCATCTCTACTTCTTGAAACGATCCGTCGTCTTAAGTGCAATTTGTGCCGCAAATTGTTCCGCCTGCTTCTTCGTACTCGCAAATCCAGAACCGTATGATATACCATCCACAACAACCTCGATATGAAACGTGCCGTTGTATTGACCGCGAACCTGATACTCCGGCAACGGCACTTTGTTCGCTTGACACCACCGCATGAGTTGGTCCTTGTAATTGTCATCCGTGAGGTTCATGTCGACGTGCTCAAATGCAGCAAACACAAACGACTTGGCGTGAATCATTCCAATGTCCAGATAGATGGCACCGACAAGCGCCTCGAAAACATCCTCGAGGATATTCTCGTTGGTGTTCCAACCGTTACGCATGCCCTTGTCATCCATGAGAACCCATTTATCGAGTCCGAGTCGTTTTGAAATTTCACACAGCGTTTTACCTCTCACGAGTTTCGTACGCGCCTTGGTCAAGAACCCCTCCTGCTCCGCTGGAAACTTTTCAAAGAGAAATCGTGTGATAATAAATCCAAGAACGGAATCACCCATAAATTCCAGCGTCTCGTACGAGCCTTCTAGACCCTTGTACTTTTTGAGAGCTGATTTATGCGTGAAAGATCTGCGATACAATTTGATATCATTAATTTTCGTCCCTACGAGGCGTTCAAGCGCCACGCGGTCGATGTTTGGGGCATCGACGAGCTCTGGCGCTTCAACGGTTTCCATTTTATATTATGTGAGCTTTTTGTTTTTAAGTCCAACAGGACTCCTGTTGTCCCCGGGGAGAACAGGGTTCAGGACTTGACACCAATCTGGGGGTGGCCCTGGAACGCCGGGATGTACCCTGGACCTGTTCCAGACAGTTCTACAGTTCTGGCTTCTGGTTTTTTGACAACCTGAAAGACGAAGAAGAGCGCGACGAGAATCAGAAACAGAATCAACAGTTTATTCATATTACATTAGACTGTGGAAAAAATCCAGCAGACAACACCCTTTGTTTCAGGCCTTCTTCACCGTCGGACGCTTCGCCGCAGCCGGCTTTGGCGTCTCAGCCTCGACAGCAGTCACGGGAGCCTTCTCCTTGACGGGCTTCTCCGCCTTGATGTAGTGCTTGTTGATGTACTTCTGGATGTTCAGGAACGTCACCTGTACGTCAGCTGGGGGGTCCAGGATCGCCTTCAGAGGCGCATCCATGTTGATGTTCTGACCCTGCTTCAGGCCCTTCTCCGTCACATACTCATTCACCTTCTTCGTCACCTGGGAGCGGGAAATCTGCTCACCGGCAGCCAGCTTCAGAAACTTACGCAGCTCCTCGGAAATGTCCAGAGGCTTGTTGAAGCCGTTGGTGGTGGAACGAGCCTTGGCCTTCTCGCCCTGTGGGTCCTCGATCAGGTTCTTCACCTTGCGAAGGTCCTTACGCAGGAGCTTGATCTCATCGAAGATGGTCTGCAGAGTGATGGTAGTGTCAGCCATTGATACTTGTTGAGCTCTTCACGTCTTTAACTAGCTTAGCGGTCTGGGTACTAAACACGAGCAGAAGAAGGACGAGCATCGGCCATGTCAACATGGGTCCAAGGACCATGAACATGACGAGGTGCCACACCATGAAACCACCGTACACCGGCGTGTCTTTCATAAACTTCCACGACGTCATGTAGTCAACCTTTGGTAGGGACTCCATATCTACTGTTTCGTGACATTTTTTTGGCAGCCAATGCGATTAACACAGCCATTATAATAGTCCCCAGAACGATCAGAAGAATTATTGCCCAGATTGGAAACCCCGTCGTTCCATCACCGCCCGTCGTTCCATCACCGCCCGTCGTTTCTGTTGAAGGCGACCCGCAACACCCTGGATCACACGGAAACTGTGCGTCGCCTTCTTGGAATGCACATATCATGTTCGGACCCGATTCCGTACCTGTTGCGGGTGTTATACCAGGTGTCAATTGTGTCTGATATGTACAACTCTTCCCAGTGTACTGTGGGCCACAATACGTTGGTCCTGTGGTCACATATGTGTTGCCTGTTCCACATAGACCGTTCGTCTGAATCGTATATCCAGTAGGGCACGTTTTTTTGACGATGGTTGAACTCGTCGACGTGGCACAGTTGGACGAATCCCCTGGAATGGGAAAGTATCCAGATGGACAAACTCCAAGACTCATTTCTACTTAGAGCTTAGGTTTGTTTTTTGAGTACCATGGAGTACGGAACTCCCGTAAAGATTCCAGACGGCCGTTACTTTCTGAAGGTTTCAGCAAAGGGTGACGCCCGTGTGTTCCATCAGGTGAACAACGTGCAGGTTGACGGGACGCTGACCAAGGACACGCGTCAAGTGAGTCTCAAAGTTCCCTCAAAAACTTTGTTCGAGTCTATTGATAACGAGCTTCTGAGTCAGGCGGAGGTGAGTAAGCTCGAGTGGTTCGGCAAGGATGTTTCGGCCGAGACTATTCGTTCCGCGTACCAGGCCAGCCTGTCTGCCGATGGCGAACTCTCAGCCACACTGGCTTCCGTCAAGGGAAATGTGGTGACGACATTCTTCGACGCTCAGAAGAATTCCATTGAGGAGATTTCAGGAGCGTGTGATTTTCTGTTTGAGCTGGCTGGTCTCTGGTTCCTCAAGCGCTCATTCGGTCCCATTTGGCGCGTCGTCCAGGTTCGTCAGCGCCAGGTACCAAAGCCAAAGACTAAGGGATACCCAGTCGAGTTCCAATTTGCAGACGAGCCAGAGCCAGATGCTGAGGAGGACGACCCGGCCGATTACCTGGACTGAAAAAAAAAGTCGTGTACTATTATAACATGGACGGCAAAGGTCTGGCGATTCTGATTCTTCTGTTCCTGATTGCCATGATGGTATTTTATCCCCAGCGTAGCGGCTATATCCCAACAGGCGAAGACCCAGTCGGTGCCTCGCCAACTGACTCAAAACCAGCAAGCGATGGTCCCCGCATCATGCAGGGCGGTGGCCACATCTCTGCTCCAGGTGGCACATTCTCATCTGTTGATGAGCCAGCCCCGTTCGAAATGGACGGCTCCGGTGTGCGCACGGTCGACATGCCAGTGTACGACAACACCAACGTAGGTCTGATTCCCAAGGAGGTTGTGACGACCGAGGATTTCGGCCAGTTTTCTCCAGACGCCATTCTGTCTGGCCAGAATTTCCTGGATCCACGTGCCCAGATTGGTTTCCCCGAGACGATCGGCGGCAACCTGCGTAACGCCAACCGCGACTTCCGCTCCGAGCCACCCAACCCCCGTGACGCTGTGAGCATCTTTAACCTGTCCACCATTCCTCCGGATACGATGCGCCCCAAGTTTGAGATTGAGAACAGCTACGAGAAGTAGACACCAAGTCGACTTGGAATCAAGTCAATTTGACACTTAAAAATAAACAGCTTTAACTAACAAATGGACGACTTTAAGGCCGTCATGACCGAATGGCTCTCCCTGAAGCACCAGCTTGCTGCTGCGAGGAAAGACATGGCTGTACTGAATAAGCGTGAGAAGGAGCTCCGGGCACAGGTCCAGGGCCACATGAAGGAAATCAAACAAACCCAGGACGTTGACACGGTCAAGGTGAATCAGGAGAAGGTTTCTCTGCATACGAAGGAGTCCCGTGGCAGCATCACGAAGAATGTCATTCTGGCGGGTCTGCGTGCCTATTTTGGAGGTGACGATACTAAGGTTGAGCAGGTGTACCAGATTATAGTCGACCACGCCCCTGTCAAGGAGCGTAACACAATCACCGTCAAGAAAACCGCTTAATCAGGCGTCACACGTGACACCGCCGCGCAGCGGCAAACAACATCTAAGGAGACGAACCGTAAGAAAAACAAGTAGAAACCAACAATGGGTATCAACAACGAGTACCGTGACGACGCTCTCGTCAATGGCGACGACTTTGATGAGGCATACGACGAGCAGGAGGACCACGATCTCCTTCTCAGTCCGACGGATTGGCACGACTGGCACTCTGAGGATGTCCTCAACATGTGGATGTCCCTTCGTCAGTACCTTGAGGACAACCATCTCAACAGCACGTTGATGAAAGATGCGTCCTTCCACGACTTTGCCGAGTTTGTCCGACAATTTTCTCGGTAGATAGTATCTGCCCACATGGATATTACCGGCCCCAAGATTCTGACCCCAGCCATCCTGTTCGCCCTACTCAGCCCGGGCCTGCTCCTGCGCGTGGGCCCCAGCCCAGTCCTGGTGCACGCCCTGGTTCTGTCCCTGGTGTATTACCTTATTGCCAGATTTGTGCTCAAGGTGTCTCTGCGCCCAGCTGACTTGATCGTGCCCGCCATCCTGTTCGTACTGCTGACCCCAGGCGTCCTTCTGACGATCCCCCCAGCAGGCAAGGGTGTATTTATGTCTGGCCAGTCTTCCCTTCTGGCGGTGGGCGTGCACACACTGGTGTTCGCCCTGGTGTTCTCCTTCCTGCGTAAGAATTTCGCAGCTTACTATTAAATGAATGGTCAGAAGTACGTCGGTCTTCTTATGAACTCCCGTACTCAGGCGCACGCTTTCCACTTGACGACAAACTCCTTTGCACAGCACAAGGCGCTCCAGGCGTACTATGAAGGTATAGTCCCTTTGTTTGACAGTTACGCCGAGGCATACATGGGTAAGTATGGCCGTTTTCGCCGCATTGTTGTCGGTCGTCGCACGATTGCCCGCAACCCCAAATTGTATTTTCGTTCACTTCTGACACAGCTTCGCCGCATGCGCCTTCCACGAGACTCGTATCTCAAGAACATCCAGGATGAGATTACAGCACTGGTACGTTCCACTCTTTATATGCTGAGCCTAAAGTGAACCGGCACTGACACAATAATGAAACATCTGGCGATTGGCCCCGGTGCGATGACATATTTTGCATTCCTTGGCGCGATGGGCGCCCTTCGAGATTGTCACGAACTTGACAATCTCGAAGACATTTCAGGTGCGAGTGCCGGTGGGCTCCTCGCCTTTTTTTACGTCGTCGCCGAAGGCAACATCAAAACCATACTGGATTACTCGTTGGACATTCCGATAAAGGAAATCATGAAACCCAACATCCGTCAGTTTTTGAAGCATTTCGGACTCGTCAGTCAAAAGAAGATTCGAACAGTAATCGTCGACATCATTCGTGTCTTTTTCAGTAAAGAAGATCTGACGTTTCGGGAATTACAAGATCTTCGCCCGACAATGCCAAAGGTACACATAAGTGCATACTGTGTCAATCTGGCACGTACAGAATACTTTTCGTGTAAGTCGACTCCGAATATGTCCGTGGTGGATGCGTTGTGTATGACCATCGCAGTACCGTTTCTGTTTGCATCTGTGGAATATCAGGGACGCCGGTACATTGACGGCGGGACGATGGAGGAAACACCAGGTGGAATTTTTGTGGGAAAGGCGGACGTAAAGACGTTGAGATCGGTGTGGGCAAAGGAGTCTGTCGAATATGACACACGCAACCTCAAGTCGTACATCACGAGCATACTGAACACAACGATGTGTCTGAGACCGAGGTACACATACCCCACGGTCGACGTCGATATGTCCAACTTTGAATTGTTTGATTTTGGGGTTTCTACAGAGACGAAACTGAAGCTGTTTTCGTTTGGGTACCACTCCACGCACTCACGTGCCTCGAAATCATGTACGATTTGCCATCTAGGGGAGGGTTCGCCGCTGCAAGAACCTCACACAGATCAATCACGTCACACGGGGCAATGTGCTGCTGAGAATAGTCCCGATCATCCCGAACAAACCGAACAAAATCCTCGAGCCGAGCCGAAAACTTTGCCGGTGTCCACCCATTCATCGTCATCCACGACTCGTACTGTTTGAAAAAGTCTGGGCATCGTGTCGTGAGCACGTGCTGCGTACACACCTTGGCGATCTTCGACCACCCGGGAATCGTAGAACAGTCCGGGAACGCTCGGAGAGGTTTCGGAAACAGACCCGTATTGAAGTGCGTGTCCGTCACCTGCAGAATTTCCAATTCATTATCCATCGAGTGTGCGAGCCAGTTGCCATCCCCTTGCTCCCACACACAGTGCATAAACTCACAGATGGCGTCACGGAACGGAAGAACAACCGCCTCTTGCCCGTGGATGATCGTCCGACCGAGCTTTAATTGAACGCGATCATTCTCAGCGATGAGTGGGTCATCGAGTGCCTCTTTGATGAAAATGGTTCGCAGTTCTCCGTGCGTCACAGACCGATTCTTGCGGTACTCTGGGGTTTGATGACGTCCGTGTGATACCCATGTCTTCTTCTCAGTAACATTCACGGGTGTGAAGCTGATCGAATGTATAATTTTTTGAGCGGTCGACTCGAAATCACCAACGACGTACTTCATACTTACAGGACAGTGCGCCCATTTTTTTAAGACAAGGTGCACTCCGTGCACCTTGTTCGACAGGCGAGAGGACTCAGTGGAAAGGAATTTTTATCTAGTGAAAAAGTAATGCCAACCATCCTTCGTCGCGCGTACACGTTCCGCCGCAAGCCAAAGACAATCCGTGTCCCAGCCAGCGCGAATCACCGCGCTTACACGCGTCACATTTCAGGTGGCACAGTTCGCGTCAAGTCTGCTCGCGTCGTTAACCGCGGTCTTCCAGGCAAGGGTCCGTATACACTTCCACCCCTGTCACCAGGTAAGCTGTATGGGTACACTGTATCTGCCAATGTACCGAACCGTTACAAGTCGCTGACATTTGCCATGAAGAGCAACTCACCACTGGCAGTGTTCCGTCGCCTCCAGATTCTGGCGCGTTACCTCAAGCGTACGTCCCCGACGGCACACAACACGGTGCTCAAAAATGCCGCATGGGTCCGTACCAAGTTCTGAATGTTTTTTCTCACCCTTTAACAAATGAAGCGCTCTGTTATCATTCTTATTCTGCTTATGCTCCTCACCGTCCTCGCGATCAGCCGCGCCGGCGTTCGACGTGTCCCAGGTCAGACGACCCAAGCTGAACAGCGTCGTATCAAGGGTATGTCAGTTATAGTCGAGGATCTCTAAAACTGTATGAATAATTTGAAAACCAATTGGGACAATATAATGAACGACCCTGCATTTCGTCGAAATTTTACAGGTTGTCTGGGTGACTATGACATAACAAAGTGTCGCCGAATTATTCACCCAAAAGGGACGCTGTATACTCCCATTTCAGATGAAGAAGGTCATTTTATGGCTTATGAATTCATTGGGTCAAAAATCATACGTGTGTTTGACCCTGCACACCCCATGAGCCGGTACAGTGGTCATCTCGACCGTGATCTCATTTCAAAATTGTCAGGAAGACAAGTCGTTGTATGTCGCGATCATCCACAGAAACACGAAGAAGATACATTCTGTGCGACGTGGACGCTCGTGTGGCTTCGACCGGACCTACGACATCTAACGAAGAGTAACTAACGGCGAGCTGGGGCACGCGTGCCCCAGACCTTAGACCCTCTTCTTCCCAGCCAAAATAATCAACATCAGGCCAATAACGAGCGCAATCGTCGCACCCCATACAACCTTTTGATTCTCCTTTTCAAAAGGAACGGGCGGTGGTAAACTGACAGGACGTTCGACTTCATCCGGTACATGTACTGTATGAAGTCGAAGCGTGAATGAATTGACGTCAAGTCCGTGGAAATCCAGGGGTTTTCCGTTTCGGTCGAGCCAGCTGATTGTGAGTCTGTCAAGTGAATCGAGTCGTGATGGGAATGTCACATATACTGGGTAATCTGCCGCCTCTCTGAACGATTTTATTCCACCGGATGGAACATCCATTGGAATAATGGCAAATGAACGTGCCGATGTATTACTCGTCGTCGTGTATACACCCTGTGGATTTAGAACCAACTTCCGAGCATCAGTCGTGAACGGCGTCCGAAACTCTTCGATATCGAGCCAGATATAATCGTTCATTTCGAGACTCACGATGGTATTCGATACGATGTATGCATTTGCTGTTGGGTAAATCCCTTGGTAAACGGCATTGCTTGCAATTGGACTCGACAGTGTTGTTCCAAGCGGCAGACCGAGAATTTCTGCAATTTCCTGAGTCAAGGTCGTCACCGATGTCAAGTTTCCAGTGAAGAGAAACTTCCCTTCAGCTTCCAGGTAACTCAGTGCGACGTTCGATACTTGATCACTATTATTGAACGTGTCGACGAGTGAACACGTCGAGTAAAAACCAGGGTTCAAAGCCACGTTGGATGAATCAAATGTGAGTACATTCGAACTCGTCATGAGGTTATACATTGTGTTTGGGATTTTGGCCGAAATCAGATCAACCTGACTTATATTATGGACGGGCGACTGAAGAAACAGAGTGTACGAGTTCCCTGATGGATACAATGTCACGTCTCTCTGTCTCGAATCGACGTACAACGTCGTCTCCATCTACCTAAAACCAACATTAAAAGAAATATTAGAAATGGTGCAGTATTGGCTCGACCGCGCTCGTATCAAGGATGGTCCTACTGACGTCACGGTAGTGCCTGTGAGTTTTGTGACGACGGAGCTTGCAGACCAGCTCAATCGTATCGTGGCACCTGAAGATGAGATTGTGGATGGCGAAGAGGCTGCAAAGAACGATTGGGTTTTTGAACTCAAGCCTGGTGACGTTTTTCCAGTACAGATCATCGCGTCGATCCAGGAGACGCTCAATGCGTCCAAGTTTGACGCTATGATGTTTCCAGTTGTGTACCGCGGAAGTCCAGTATTCGAGAAGCGCTTCTACAAGCGTTCGGGCTCAGAGAATGTCCAGCAGGCAAACATGCCTATTTTTAACCTAAACCCTCCCCCCGCAGAGTCTTCAGTATGAAGGAACATGTACGGTCAGTCGCGATACGGGTATGGCATTCCCTCGGACCTGGGTTTTCGGAGCGCGTATACCACAACGCCATGGAGGTTGGGCTTCGAAAGTTGAGTATCCCGTATCAAACGGAGCGAATCGTTCCAATCATGTTTGATGAGCATGCAATTGGAAACATTCGTGCGGATCTCATCGTGGATTCTCGTATCATCGTTGAGTTGAAATCGGTGAAGGCTCTCAAGGATGAGCACCGTATCCAAACGCGTATGTACATGAGGCTGCTGGGTCTGTCTGAGGCTGTTCTGATTAATTTTCCAAATTCGGGAAGTGACCTCGAAGTGGAAGACCTTACATCCTCGAAAGGTAACGTGCTCGATTTATCGAGTACCCATCCATCACCAGACGTTTGAATTTCTTTTCGATGTTGGCTGTTGACTTTTTGACTGGACTCGCTTTTTTACGCGTAACATTTTTGGGTTTGTAGCCCAAGATCTCGACAACAAGTTTCATCATTTAAAAAGACCTGACATTTTAAACTCAAATGTTCACACCAGAGATGAAAAAGGCGGCTGCTACAGTGGTACGTGATTCTGATACGAAGATGTCGACGCGGGTTCTTTCTGCCCTGTACTATTTGACCATACGGGCTTGTGATATTATCGACTGGTGGTTCCCGGTGAAACCAGTAAAAAAATCTCAGTGAGGACTCAGCAAGTCGGGAACCACTGCCACCCAAGGTCAGCGGTAATTTTCTTCCATATAATGTCATGCTTGTAAAGCTTTTCTTTTGACTTGAGCAATGGAAAGCACGGCAAGTATTCATCTTCACCGAGGAGTTCACAGAATTTGTACAAGACGTAGCTGTAACTCAAAAAGTTTTTACGGTTCTCGGGACAATGTTTCTCAAAAGGCTTTTGAATCTGCCCAAACATGAGTCGAAGTCGGTCTTCCAATGCTTGAGGCATGGCTGGTGGTTTAACCCCGTTGAGAATCGTTGTGATGTAGGGTGCATGTTCGTAGTATTTATTCATGTGAATCTTCTTGAGTATTTCGCGCACCTTGCGGTGTGTCAGGTCTGACTTGTCTTTGATGCGCTGTTTTTTCACTTCGAGTTGTAATTGATCAATCAGTTCTTGCGGTACACTCGTGTACTCTTTTGCCTGGAACTGATTGACCCATTCGTTGAAATGGTTCTCACGCCGGTAGGAATAGACGACATGGCGTTCCATGTCCTGCTCCTCCTTGAAACCCACTTCTTGACATTGGACGTAATCTGTCATTCCACACTGAAGACAGATCATGTCACTCGTCGTGTCGTCAAGTGTATGTTCAAATGAACCACATCCTTTGCACTTGGGTATATACCCTGGATTCTTCTTTTGCATAGGCGTGATATGATTCCCTTCTACGGTTGTCATGTACTTTTCGTATACATCCTTCTTCTTCCCTCCAGCTGATTCAAACTCCATTATTAAAGGAATGCATTCAGCCATATAGTCATACATCTCCTGTTGCGCAGCAGAATCCCCTTTAGATATTCTTTTTTGAAATTCAGCTAAGCGTTCTTGATAGCGTCCTTCCATTATAAATAATATATCGTTTTCTTTTAGTTAATGTGGGTCCTAAATATCATCGAACAATGTAGACCAAAAAATTTTCAAGTACATCAGATGTTCAGACACGACGGGAATGAATTGATACCTGTTAACGAATTCAAGCCAGGCGAACATGGACACGTCGATTACTATTTTGGAGGACAAATGTACACACACATCGGAAACTGGCCCATCCAGAACATCGTTCCTCGATTTTCAGTTCCTGTACACAGTGCAATATTCACAGACAACTGTGACAGAAAACCAGTGTTCTGTACTGAAATCATCAGGCGCCATTCGGGTCCTACACAATCACCAGTATCATTCGACGTATACTCCCCTCGTCCACATTTCACAGTTTCATTCTCAGGAGGGTTGAAAATCTCCTTGGGAATCAAATGGGTTCTCGTAAAAAAAGTTTCAGGTACAGTTTGCATTCAGAACGTCCTCGGTCAAGTGACACGTGTACAGGTTTGACGGACAAGGGGAGTGCCCGTTGCATATTCCACGCCGTTGTTGAGTCGCCCTTCACGAGGAGATCGTTCATCGTGTGAACGAGCTGAGAGGATTCGTTTTCCATTGATTATACTGGGTTAGCTCACTCCACCTTCGGTGCCAAGTAAAACTTGAGTTCACCGAGGTTTGCAACCGTGTACCGGAACACGATGGGCATATTGTCGTCGTCATCATGCTGCATCAGCTGCACGCTCGAGCACAGGCTCGTCGCACGTGTGAACATATTTATGTACTTGAGTGAAAACACATTCCCGAGCGCCTTGTCCTTTCCGGGCTCGACACACTCAAGGATAGTCTTTTGGTTTGCAAAGCCACCCTCACACTCGAGCTCGAGTGTGTTCTTCTTACGCGTGATTCGAATATCCTGAGCCAAGTTGTTCATGTCACGTGTCACGCGCTGGAAATCAACACTCGGAATGGTAGTCATGACGTTCATATCAATCTCAGGCACTGATAACATGTCGTCGTTGATATCCAGGAGCTTAAACTCAAATGACGTCGACGACTTTTTCGCTGCATTCTCAATGTGAATGTGGAGCAGGTACGAATCGTCAATCGACATACTCAGTGTATCCGTATTGGTCACCGACTTGAGCAGCTTGTACGTGTTTGACACATTGAGACCAGCCGTGTGTTCCCCCTCGCAATGATACTCTTCAAAGTTTTCAGCTGGCATCACCAGGTGGACGAGCGTCACGCGCGCCGTGTCGAGTGTGACAACCATGAGACCCTCTGGGCGGAACACGAGGTTGACATCGTTGATAATATCCTTGAGCACCTCAAAGACGGTGCGAAAGGCACTCGCCTGAATCGTCTTGAGACGAACCATACCTATAAAACACATACTCACTTTATACCTTTCTGGTAGGCATCAGACACCTTTCTATTCACCTTTTCCTCGAGTTCACGTGTCATCGGAGGCGCCAGGGGCATATTGAAGTGATCAAGGTCGAAATAGTTTCCAGCATCGTTGTCATGTGTGTCATCGAGCATGGCTCCGGAAAGAGCCGTCTGGTCAAACTCTTCAACACGCTCTTCTGGTTTCATCGATTCGATCCATTTGCGAACGTCATTTCCGACAACCAGATGACCATCGTTCGTCACCAGTGTGGGCACGCGTGTAATCTGTCTCGATGGAACCCCCTGAGTAGACACGTTATGGAAACGAATCATGTGAACGAGCGCCGGGTTTTCCCGAATCTCCTGAATCACCTGAGAACAATACGGACACTTGTCGCTGTAGACCAGAGTGGCCATCCTAGTATTGGATAACTTTTTGTACCCAGGAAGTCGACGCGGTCTTTTTTCTCGCCTGTTAATAATATGAAGGACGTTGTCGTATTTCTCCTTCTGGCAATTTTGGGATTTTTGCTGTGGAACCGCGGTGTGTTCATGAACGGTGAAGCGTTTGTGAACGTCAGCGATAACAAGCCAGTGAGCCCAGCAACGATCCAGACCATCATCAATGCCATTCAGACGAAGAACCCTGATGTGTACCCAGTCCAGACAATCTACATAAACTCTATGCAGGGTGACCAAGGGTCGGTGATGTATGATGCCCGTATCATGTTCGTCAACACACGTGGCTACTTTGGTGTCCAGTACGACATCAAGGCGGACGGTGACGGTAACATCCTTGAAATGTCTGAGCAGCCCCAGCCCGGCATAGGCGCTGCTGATGTTTTCGAGCCCTTCGGTCCCAGCGATTCGTACACCACGTTCGAGGACACCCAGGTTGTCCTGGACAAACAGTTTGCGGATCTGAAGACCCAGGTTCCGGGATACCAGGGTAAGCTTGACATTTGGCTGGAGCAGATGCGTGATACGGAGAGAAACAACGCCGACGCTGCGGCGTGGAACGGCACCGTTGTTTCTAAGCGTTAATTAGGAATGATTTCAGCACAAAATCTTGCTGAGCGAGAGCACAAGCGACTCGAGGTTCGCAAGGCAACCTACAAAGCAATTCTCGAACAGCTCTGTCGCAAAATCAAATCTGCGTCAGAACTTGGAGAACGTTCGTTGTTTTTGACAATTCCACCGTTTACCATAGGGTACCCTGCGTACGAGATTGACAGCACAACCGTGTACATTCAGCGTCAGCTTGACCGACTCGGATACAAAGTGATCAAGGTGGCACAGGGCACGTTGGGTATCAGCTGGGGCGACACGAAACCCAAGGGACCTGTCATCATTGATCACTCTGCTGAAGAAGAGTCTACGAGAAGCATTTCGCTTCCGTCTCTCGCGAATCTACAAAAGACAGCTGCGAAATTGCGTGGAAAAAAGTGATTACTTGGACATTGCAGCTGCACCAACAATTCCTATAGGAATGATAATGAGTATCCATAGCCAATTTAAAGATGAATCATCAGTTGCCGCCGCTGGTGCCGCCGCCGCTGGTGCCGCTGGCACAGTCACGTTTTGTTTGAGTGAGTCGACACTGACACCTGTAACAGATGGAAGTGTTGGAGCTGTCACGCCGTTCATTACGTTATTCAGCCCAGAAACACTAAAAGTTGGAAAGGTGACTCCATCGAGAAAATTTTGTGTTCCACTGAGAGCCATTACTATTTACGAGGAATTAATAACGATAGGAGAGTCCTGGATGTTTTTTGCAAGCTGAGCTGCAGCTTCTGCAACTTGGGTCGTAAACTTTTGTTTATCACTTGCAGAAACACTCGCCCATGCCTGTGTAAATTTTATACCGAAAGCAGACATGATGGTGTTTACGATATTAGTCTGCCAAACCTGCTTGAGGTCATCTGGAAGTCCACGGAACTCCGCCAGGTCCATGATGCTGAGCGGGCTGGATGCGGTGTACATCTCACGCATAACAAACAGTTTGATGAACATGACGATGACGAGGATCCAGAGGATGATACGTTCATAATCGATATGCATTATATATATCCACTGAAAAAAAAAGTGCGCGAGTCTTGTACGAAAAATTAAACCCGCTACCATCAATGGACTCGACAGCTATCCTAGTCGAGGCCGAACGCAAGTTTATGATCAAGCTGTGTAACGCCATGACGCCCGTGATGATTGATGCCTTCTACGAGATGTACAAAAAGGCGATCGAGGTGTCAAAGGGACGTCAGACGCTCATTCACTACCAGACGCTGCTCCAGGAGGTGCCTCACTGGAACAATACCATCGTGAAGCAGCACGCCGACGCCATCATCAAGTCCTGTTCGATGTTTCCCAACCTGCTCGCCGCCGTGTTTGTCATTTCAGTCAAGATCATGTCCGCCGTGCGTATTTCATCCGACTCGAAAAAGATTAACATCAAACTGCCATCCAATGACGTGTTTGTTCACTCGTGCTACATCGCTGTTGCCAAAAGCCTGTACGAGGATCCATACGTCATAGTTGATAAGATGTCTGACCAGGATCGTCGCATCAAGATGGGGGCTCGTTTCAGCGAACTGATCAAGGAGGTGGTTGATGATTTTATTCCTGTACAACAAATCCTTGATACGTACATTCCCAACTTTACAGGCGACCTCGACATGGGTGGTGCCAACGAAGACCCCACAGACCCTGCGGATCCAGAGACGGAAGAAGAGTCAACGCCGGTTGCAACGCCGTTGCCCGGTGTACCAGAGGCTGGAACGCCGGCAGCACCAGAAGAGGCTGGAACGCCGGCACCCGAGGCGGGCACACCAGCACCAGAGGCTGGAACGCCGGTGCGAGATGAATTCCCTGAGCCCGGTAGACCAGGTCTCCCCCCGGCGGTTAAATATGTTCCAGTCAAGGTTCACAACGAGACGTTGTTCGACGACGCTCCGGATAAATAAATTCTATTCGATTAGTAGATGGCTGATCACTATTTCCGTGAGCCTATGAGCGCTGCTCTGATTGCAGCCGCAGCGACTGTTGCTTACATTCACATTCGCGCATCGCTGAACAACGAAAAGGCGCTGCCTAATTCTGCGTACTTCAAGCCTGCATTCCTCGTCGGTTTGCTCGTGTACATCATCGTCCACCAAGGGAACGGACACCAAGAGACTATTTCAACCACGCCGTTCAGGGCCTGAGTCCAACAGGTTTGGAACTTAAAGTATTCAGTACACAATTCATCAATGGCGACCACCACCAACGCTTTCAACGACATGATGCAGCAGTTTCTTGACGAGCTTGTTCTCACCTTCCCCAATGAGAAGAAGCTGGTAAAGTACCAGAACACGTTTGTGCTTCTGCGCAAGGCGAACCAGAAGAAGCCTCTGAAGGAGTTTATGGAGACGGTGGGTCCCTTTGCAAACCACCTGATGCAGAAGGATGAGGAGTTTTTCCAGACTCACGCGTCAGATGTGCCTTTTCTAAATGACCTGGACATTCCTCGTCTGTGGAACTCTGATCTGTCCGAGACGACGAAGAATGCCATCTGGCAGTACCTTCAGACGCTGTACATTCTGGGTACGACCATCTCAGCTCTTCCAGCCGAGACGCTCAACATGATCGAGTCTGTGGCACAGAAGTGTGCCAGCCAGCTCCAGGATACAGCAACCACCCCCGATGGCACAATCGACGAGGCGGCTCTGATGAGCAGCATGAACGGTCTGATGTCGTCTCTACTCAAGGGTGGTAAGGGTCCCCTGATCTGAAAGTTGCCACCACCAGCCGACAGACAACGGGAAAGGACAAGTCGCCTCGCGACTTGGACTCCAGCCCCGTTGGAGTAAAAAATCTCCACGTAAACTAGAAGATGACGATTGACATGCGTGAACTCATTGCAAAAGATCAAATGCTCAATTTTTGGCCGACGTCTCGTCAGACGGCCGAGGAGCGAGTACTTGCAACGACTCGTTTCATTGTGTACGCCGTCGTGCTCACCTACCTGATTCGCCGTGATGCTCGCATCGTTGCTCTCGGTGCCCTCGTCATTGCCGCTCTTTATGTACTGTACGGTATGAACATGATTCCAGATGGTAATCGTACAGTGTCGACGGGTCCAAAGGTGATGAGCGGTCTGCGCATGCCGACGCGCGATAATCCAATGGCCAACTACCTTCTTGGCGATGACCCAAGCTACGCGCAGCAGGCTCCATGGTACCCGTCGATGAAGGAGGAGGTTCAGAACGAGTGGAAATCGATCCACCCGTTCGAGCGTAAACGCGACGCAGAGCGCAACTTCTACACGACGGCCGCGACAACATGGCCAAACGACCAGGCGGCTTTCACCAACGCCGCGTTCGGAAAACCGTTCGCCCCTATGTGCCGTGATGACCCATCTGCGTGCAACCCCGACGGTCCATATGCCCGTGGACCAGAGCGTGTACAGATTCGTGGTGGTAACGGGCGATAGACTTGTGTTGTTTAAATCTGGAGTATAAATAATGGACTATAAGTTGAAAATCAAAGTCAACTCGGCCGATGTCTACGAATATCAGCATTTAATTCAATGGTCCGATGTCAATTCGTATTATCACACACAGAATGGCTATTTAAGCGCTAACATGTTAGTCATCCCATTCTGTCTGGATACTGCATCGGTTCAGCCGACAGGAACCCTTAATTTTTCACGACTGGATAAGTTTGAGATTGTTACACCACCAAGTGTCCCTTTGACAACGATGCTGTCTGGACAATATATTTATGGTGTCGGGTACAACATCATAGATATCCACAACGGTTCTGCATCGTTGATGTACTATTAAATTCTACACAAATAACAGAATGGCCCAAATTCAGCTTCTTGCACGTGGGATACAGGACGCTTGGCTTTCTGGTGATCCCCAGGTTTCTTTTTATAGATCAAACATGAAACGACACACACCGTTCGGATTGGCAATCGAGCAATTTACAGTGCCTGTAGACGGAAAGATTGTCATTAACACAAAAAGCGATCTGTTGGGTTATACCTACCTCATGGCATACGACAAAACGACTGGAGCGCTTGTCCCAAACCCAGTATGGATGAACATCATCTCATCAGTCGAGCTCGTCATAGGGAATCAAACAATTGCTATACATGATCTGACATATATCAACACGATCCAGAAGGTCTTAGAGTCTGATACATATTCGAAACGTTCGCAAACTCCCGCATTCCAGCCGCTCGGGTTCTTTTTTGACCGCCAAGCCTTGCCGCTCGTAGCTCTCAAATACGCTGAAGTCAAGATTAATATCACATGGAACTCGACGATTGCGGCGACTCAATACATTTACAAGTGTTGGTCGCATTGTATCCGCCTCGGCGAAGACGAGCGTCGTTTCTTTGCGACTCAGCGTCACCAGATACTCATTCCACAAATTCAACGCGTACCGATTTCACGCGAACCATTTTTTAGCGGACCTTTAAAGTATATCGCAGCTCCGTGTGTCAATTATACCGCGGTGTATAGTTCGTGGGCTACAAAATTTACAGACACGGTTGTAGCACCACAGGGCCATGCTGTGTATGGCGGAGATTCGTATTTTTCAATGACATATACCGTCGGACCTTTGGAATTGTACAATTCAGACGGATCCATTTTTCCAACAAGCCTTGCGTCTATAGGTACGTCAGATTCAGCTGTCACGCGAATTGATGCCGGTGGGAATATCCTTTGGTGTGCATCCATGGGGGCGCCCGGGAAAACAGTCAACATTACTGATATAAAGGCAGATGCATCCGGAATATATATAGTAGGCTTTTTTGCAGGCACTGTTACATTCAACAACTCGAATGGTAATCCAGGCGCGACACTCACGGAGATTGTAACCAATGCTAACCGTGATGCTTTTCTCGTAAAGTATAATCTGGACGGAAACGTTATTTTGTGTACAAAATGGGGAATTGCGTCCCCTAATACGAATCTAATCACAGTATGGACTGTTCAAATTGATTCAACCGATGTGTATGTTGCAGGAAGAACAGGTGGTGGTGTTATCGAATTCTACAATTCGGACGGATCACTAGCTTCTACTACACCTTCGACTGGTTCATATGTCGCAAAATATACCAAGAGCGGAGTTCTCATATGGCGTTCGATTCAACAATATGGGGCCAATGTAAGTGAAACTTATGCTTTGGCGTTCGATGCGACGAACGTATATATAAGTGGGGGTGTTATAAACACAACAACCACCTATTATAATTCGAATGATACGATCGGTGGGACGATCGTGACGACCGGGACGCGAAACTCGATTATAGGGGCTTATAATCTGATGACCGGGATGTTTGTGTGGCGCGCCCGTATTGCATCCCCTTCCACAGGAGGCTTGGAAGGCTTTATTCGTAGCGCAGCTGCTGATTCATCAGGTGTTTACTTTGTAGGATCTGGTATTGGTACGATATATTTGTACGATTTGAATAATGTACAAACAAGTATAAGCGTTACAGATACAACGACGTACGGACTGATTGCGTGTTATGGTTCGAATGGAATTCCAAAATGGGCTGCCAAAATAGAAAATGCTGACCGAATCAATTCAGTCACATTATATAACGGAACGATCTATGTCAATGGCAATTTCTCCTCAACTTCTCCAGTCACATTCTACAATGCGGACGGAACTCAATACCCGTATAGGCTCACGCGCAAGGGAACAACACGTGACGTATATACAGCAGCGTATACGACATCTGGAGTTGTTCAATGGATCGTCCAGGGGGCAAGTACAGTTTCTTCGAACATGACTCGTTTCGGTGTTGATGAAAATGGTGTGTATTTCCCAGGAAATTTTATCGGAACAAACATGAGGCTGTATAATCAGACCGGAAATACAATCCTAAACCCTTTGTCTCTAACGGGTACACAGTCTGGATTCTTGTACAAGTTTAATCCGTGGTAAATCAAGAGGTGTATAAAACTTGACCCATTCCGTCACTGATGCGCAGTATGTTGTAATTCACAGCGTATATGTATGGGTTGGTCGTTGCCAGTGGGTCACTCGAACTCGTGATCGTCTGTAGTGTTATGGTTGGTGGAGTCACAAGACGATATGTGTCTACGCGCGAAAAGTTGAGAGTACCAGTCGGCTGTAGTTTCGCGGTGTCGAGACAGAATGGAATGACTGCCACGTTTGCAGTAAATGTCGTCGGAACATATCCGTACGGTGTATGATAGTACTGCGTCGCATCCACCCACTGAGATATGGGACGGAACTCACCTATGTCAACACCATTCACCTGAGTTTTCAGTTGTAGAGTAAGAGCGTTTGTAGGACTCGAAGAATATACAGTTGCGTAATTGTTTGATTGGAATGCCAGGTATTTCACTGGATGCGTGAATGTGAGTTCCATGACGGATTTGCTCTGTACGCTCTGACGTTGCACCTGAGTAATCAAAATGTCGTGCTGGGGTTTTGTAGCAAAGTACTCTCTTTCAGCCTGGTCCAGATAGATAAAGTTGGACCATACGATGTACTGAAGTTCAGAATACGTGGTTGTGCCGCTGTTTGGAATAAGATTTACACCGCATGTCCTACCCAGGTTGGACGACCATGTGATTCGAAATTCAATGTCGTGGTACTGAAGCGATACTATCGGTAAAGCAGATTGCCAGTCTTTGCAAAAGAAAAATTTAAATGGATAAAATGAGTTTGCGTTGAACCCAGGCTGGACACCGGACTGCCTTGATAAAAGACGTTGGTTCATGTTCATGGCACCAGTGACTGGTTCGATGCGAGTTGAAAAAAACGAATCATGTGTATCGACAACCTGTCCGCCGATGAGCAGCTCAACCTTGTCAATGACATTGGAACTCCAGTCTATGTTTGGCACCAGGGCACCGCTTGGGTCCGTGGCTGTCATGTACGTGTAAGACAGCAGGTCCCCTTTTTTTTCAATCCGAATTGTCGACATTCCACCAGGAGCTGGGTTTCCCTGAATCAACTGTCGCTCAACTGAGTTTGAAAAGTGTGTATATCTCTTGTATCCTGATCGAAAAAATGAAACTTCTGGTTTACCAGTAAGCCATATATCCTGCTCACCGGTCGCGACGAGCTGTAAGAGTCCACCGCTCATTAAGATACATTTGAAAAAAATATCACATACAATTAATATGCCGAGCAGCGTGCTTCAGCCCGGACTCCTCATGGTTGAGGAAGGAATGTACTTTGGTCCCAAAAACACAAACTACGAGGTTATGGTGATGACGGATGACGCTCTGCGGTCCCAGATGACGAGCCGTAACAACAAGTACTACGCCGACAAGCCCTATGACTTCCCAGAACTGTACATTGACAAGCCAGTAAACAAGTTCATGACATGGGACCCGACGAGCACGTACGCAATGTACCAGTCGGCTTCCTATGCGAAGCGCTACCCTACAGACAAGTAGACGTCTTGTGGATAAAAAATAGCAACTAACTAATAGATGGACCCCTTCAGTCTTGCCGCCGTTGTCGGTCTGGTTTTTGCCGGAAAGAAACTCAGCGACGTCAAGGAGGAGCAGGCTGTAATGCCTTCGATGCCAGACCAGGTTTCAAAGTTTGACCTTATTCAGTACAAGTTTGCTCAGCAGGACCCACCCCTTGATCCGCTGAATCTCGAACCAAACACGGGCCGTGGGTTTTCAGGAGGGTTCCGTCTTCCGCCAAAGGAGATTGCACCGAGCTTCGCGGACGTTACACCAAATGGATCTCGTTTCCCATTCGGTCAGCCCGTGTATCAGACAGATGGAAGTCGTGAGCCCGTCACGAACAAAATGAATAATGTAACACCTGCAGATAAGAAGTACGTCGGACGCGGTCTCGGTCTGTCACCGGACACACCAGCATCCGGTGGTTTCCAGCAGTTTTTCCGCATTCTGCCCAACAACATGAACGAGGAGCGTCTGACGACTCTTTCGGGTACATGGGGCGGTCCAGCCAACCCCGTCATCAAGAATGGTGGGACGACGCTTGGTGCCATTTCACACCCGGCCAAGTTGTCCAAGACGACTGCGAACTATCAGCCTATGCAGACGCGCGGTCAGGGTCAGGGTGGTGCCATCACGGCACCAGAAGGTCGCCCGGATTTCCAAAAGACGCGTCGGACGACGAATCGTCAAGAGACGGGGCTTCGCAAGGATGGTCTCGAAATGGGTGCAGGACAGTACATGGTGTACGAAGCGTACGGTTCCGCATACGATGACCCGATACGCTGGTCGAAGAATCGTATCAACCCCGATCGTCCAGGCAACGGTCAGCGCATGAACGTACGCGCCGACCCTGTGGGTGCCGTGGGTGCCAACACAAACACGCGTCTCGAGGCGGGTGCGCTCCCGGTTCGCCCAGCCGACGCAAGCCGTGGGTCTCGTTACCTTCCTAACCAGTACGACCGTCTGAATGTGTTCAAGGGTCAGAAGGATTTCCGCTCAACATCAAACACCACTGGTTTGGGTTTGGCATCCAAGGTGCTCAATAACAATCCTTTTGCACACACCTTTTCAGCCAAGGCGGAAACAGGGACTCCGCTCATTCAGCCTGTAAATTAAGTTTGGTAAAACTAAAGATGCAAATCTGGAAGTGGCTCCTCATGCTCGGACTTTTGTTTTTGATTACATATCAACCATCACAAGGTGGGGGAAAGCTGATGAATTTTTTTACGAACGACTCAGTAGGAGGGAATGACTTCCCCACACGAGCAGCCATGTCGGGAGAGGCACAAAAGTATAGCGATTCCAGTGACGACGATCAATAATAAGCAGTACATGCTTATTGTTCACGATCGCAGATACCAAGAGTGGACGTTTGTCACCGGTGGGTGTCGACGTCGGGAGGTGATTAATCCCTTGCGGTGTGCCGTTCGTGAACTCGAAGAGGAGACTCGAGGCACGATCAACCTGAAACGAGGTGCATACTCATATTTTCAGTTTGCAACAAAGTACAAGGGTCCAGGTGATTCTGAAGCTGACATAGAAGATGATGTCACCAGCATTTACCACGTCTATGTAATCGATTTGCCAGTGACGTCTATTGAACAAACATACATCGTTCGGCGATTCAACGAGGAGAAATCCAAGATGGAGAATCGGCAAACGTATTTTCGTAAAAACTACGACGAAAATGACAAAGTGGAGTTTGATACACTCGAAGGAATCACAGCTCGTGAAAACCTATGGGACATGATACGGACACACGTCATCTCAAACCCAGATTTTCACGCAGCTCTTTCCTCGACCCAACGTACAAATTTTTATTTCCGGAGTTAGCGTCAGAATACACGTGTGAAAATATTGACATTCATCAGAACATGACAAAGTCAAAGCGTATGTTTGCCGAGATGCTCGTCCAGGCGCGAGGTTACGGTGACGCCGACGAGATTGCAAAGACCATGTCACTCGTCGACATCATCTACGAAATGAAAAAGGAGGAGTTGAAGAAGGTGGAACCGGAGAAGGAGGCAGAGCATCCTTCGACAGAGGAGCCAGTCGTGGATGACAAGAATGAGGCTCTGCCTCCTTCGACAGAGGAGCCCGTCGTCATTGTGAAAATTAAAGACTTTTGGAGTCGTTTGACACACGATTCTGACACAGACTAAAAGAATGAGTGGTATATCGTAGTATGGAGAAATGGATCACAGACAAGGGCCCTGGAACACACGTCCTTATGGATGGTGGAATTCTTCAAGTTCCGTTTGAACAACTTGACGAATTTTACACAGAATGCACACACACAGTACGCCTCGGTAAGAAACTATATGTGGTGGAGCAAAAAACAGACGTTTTCAGGTTTTTCGTCGATCTC